TGCCATTGGATTATCTCCGCCTGCAACTTTTGGATAAGATTTTTTAACGCCTTGTTCACTACCACCTGATAAAGTTTTGTTCATGTAGTTTGCATCTCTGTAATCTTCGTCTGGTGCATTGTCCCATTCTTGTTCTGGAACTTCACTATCAACTTCCTCGTCATCTCCGATTTTCATTGGAATTTTCATATCCATTGGTTCTGGCTTGTCCATTGGACCTTGTTCAGGACCTTTAACTAAATCTCTCAGTTTAGCCATACTGTCAACTGGTTCCATCTCTGGACCTTTTTTAATTGCAGTTGGCATATCATCGATTGTATCTGCTTGTTTTTCGCCTTTTAATGCGTTCATCAGTTTGATAACGTCTTCTGCATTATCTCCTGACATATTAATTGACGCAGAAGCAGTTTCAGATAATTCTTTTTGAATCTCTTTGTCCCACGCCTCAACTTTTTTATAAATGTCGTCTAGTCTCATAATTAACTCCCTATTGGACTTTTAGTTCCTATTGAGCCGTCTGGTACATTGCTCATTTGTGGCTGGTTGTCTTTTGTTGTTCCACCGTCGGACTTAACTTCTCTTTCTGCTCTGTAACTTTCTAATTCTTTTAGTAAGTCCATTGCACGACTAGTACCTGTTAGTTCTTGTGCGTTAGCCGCCGCCTGTTCCATGTCAGGTGTTTCAAGTTTTGTCTCGTATGGTTTGTTTTCCTTCTCTGCTTGGTACTCTTCTTGAGGAGCATTAGCATTTCTAACAATAAGATGTGATTTTGGAACTGTACACATCTGTATTAGGTATTCATACAACACTGGGTCTGTAGTTGGATATGATACTTCTGCTTCAGTGTAATGTACTTCAACGTTTTCTAATTGTGGAAAATCTAAAGGACGCTTTGTAATAGGAGTCTTTTTAAATGGACTCATATTAATTAATCCAAATTTTGCTAAGGCAGATTCAAAATGATCTGCTGTATGTTCTGGTAATTCTCCTGCAACACCAATCTTAAACTTGTATGTTTTCTTTGATTCTGCAAGATAAGTTTTAAAATCTTTCATATCCACTGTCCTTATATTTTTATTTATCCATATTTTTAAGTTTTTCAATCAAACTATTACGGTCTGTAACAACATATCCGTCACCGGAAATTGTGCTAGATTCAGGTCCTGCGTCCTTATCTTGCTTCTCTTTACGTAGTTGTAGTTCAACCATTTTAAGTTTTTTATCCAATTTCGCTGTTTTGGCATCTAAATTGGTTTTAAGCATTTGTCCTGCTACCTCAAAAACCCTACCACTATAACGTGATTCTACATTCATTCCTAAATCCATTAGATCTTCATAAGCCTGCATTGCTTTGTCTGAAACTTCATTTAACTCTTTGTCAGCCATTTCTCCAAGTCCTTTGACCTGTGGTAATGCGGCACTTATCTTATCAAGTTCTACTATACTGCGTCTTGTCTCTTCTTGTTCTGCTATTTCATTTTTAGCAATTTTATCAGACTTATCTTGATCTTCTTTGACTATTTCTTGACTGTCAGGTAAGTTGAGTAAATCTTCTAATTTTTTAGTCATAATTTGAATCCATTATATGCTACTATTATTTATCTACTTGCGAGTGCCTTGGTGGAAAATGTCTTTCTCGGAAATGACCCTGAAATACAAACCTTTCTGCTTACACCATGCCCTAGCGGCTTCCCATTTGGCCATGTTCTGAATATATTGTGCTTGATTGTGTCTACTCTTTCCAACGTTTTCTCTCATGGTTTGATTTTCTGGTTTTACTTCTATAAGTTCTGCACGTTGCTTTCCTTTTCTATCAGAATAAGCAATGAAAAAATCTGGCACATAAATTGTATGTCTTCCTGTTAAAGGATTCTTATATGGTATCCTTATACTTTCACTTGCCCATTTTGCCACATTAGGATTTTCATCACAAAATTTCATGAACGCAAATTCCCAACTTGATCTGTATAAAGGAGTTTTTCTTCCTACGTATTTGTCTGGATGTTTTAAAGTATATCTACCTTGAGCAAATTTAGCCATGGCCTTACACCATTATATTTCTTTTTTCACTCCAGGTAACTGTGTCTGCTTCTACTTTGAAACCAAGGGTGCTAATTTTTTGTCTATTATAATTTAATAGTTCAGTCACAACCGAACTTAATTTTAAATCATCTGTACCTTTAAGTGTATCTAAAAGTTGGAATACATTTACATCATCAAGTTTTGCTTGTTGTAAAATTAAACTTCCTACACTGGTTGCACTAATTTTATCAAAGCCTCTTTTTTCAAAGAAACCTATTACTGCATCTACTTCGTTACTAGGATAAGACAGTTGTCCTTGGTAAAAATTGTTAAAGAATTTTCTAACTTTGCGTTGACTATCTAATGGATTCTCGCTTGATGGTAAATTTCCTGCTTGGATATCTGCATTATTAGTACCTTGAAATTGATCAGTCATTATACTGTGACTCCTGAATTACTGTTTAATATATTAGGTAGATCATTAATAGTTGTTTCATTCAACGCATTCTTTTGTGTTGTTGTTAAATTATCATATGCAGTATTAATATCATTAATGTTTGCACTACCACCGTTTGCCAAATGTTGTGTTTTAAACGTAGTTGCTTTTGTTACGTCATTCAATGCAGTTTCATTGCTGTTTAAAAATTTAGTTGCATCACTTACGTTAGGAAATTTTTCTATTAACTTACTAACTGCCACAGCCGCACCAACCCCAATTACTGCTTTTGTCTCTGTTGTTAAACCACCGGTACCATTGTTCTTAGGAAATACTGTGTTTGCAACACCACTTACATTTATTCCTGCTGTGTCACCAATTGCTCCTTTTAAAATTTCAAAGCCTTCCTGTCTAATTCCATCTTTACTTAAATTTTTTGTATTACGTACAATGTTTCCTGCTTTTAGAATTGTGCCTAATCCAACATTACCACTTGTGATATCTCCAAACACATCTCTGGCTCCTGCGGCAATACCACCTTGACCAAATAAACGTGTAGCACCACCACCTGCTAATGAAAGTGGACTTGGTGTTAAGTCATAATGTTCTGTTGCAAATCCTTTAGGAGCAACACCTTCAACAACTTGTCCTCTTGAATACCAAACTGTTTCATATTGTAATTGCATTTGTGATTGTACAACTTCACTTACTGCTTGATCCATTGTATCATGTGACCAACTACTAATCATAGGATTGACTAAAGTGAAACTTGTATATTCTTGTCTTGCCATTTGATATATTACTATACTATCAAAAAATGATTTAGAACTATCATTATCAAAACCGTATCTATTTTTAAAATCTTTCTTGAATACATTAAATTTATTATATGGACCTTTTGCACTTGTATCAGGTGAACCTGCGGCATCAGTAGTTCCATAGTTTCCATCTCTGTAATAGTATCTGTAGTATGCTTCCCACATTGCAGTTGTTACACCATAGTTGTCATCATGGAATACTATGTTAATAGGAGCATAGTCTAATCTTTTTTGTACCACACGTTTTCTATTGTACTGATGTTTTACTTCTGTAGTAATATCAAACTTAGGTAAGTCAACTGACTTAACCAACATATTAATTTCATTTCTATGTTTTTGTGCTAATTGTGGAATTACTGAACTTGCTTCTGCATTTATATTGAATGTCACGTGGTAAAGAAATTTTACCTTTGGTGCAAGTCTAAAGGCATCATCAACATACAATCTTGCTCCATGTTGATAGTCACCAAGGTTACCTTTAGGGTTCAACGCACCTTGTACTAAATTATTTAGAAATGGAGTTATCTTATTTGCCATACTAATATTTATCCAAATAAAATGATGGTCTTTTTAAGAAGAAAAAAGGCGCCTTAGCGCCTTTAATCCCTAATATTTTAATTATTATTATGTACCTGAACTTACACCAGTTGCCGCAGAACTGTTAATTGCTCTACCTACTGCTGTTCCAATTCCTGTATTTTCTGGAGTTTGGATTGCGTTATCGTATCTAACTGTTAGTGCAATTGATACTGGGTCTGATGTTGCATAAGCCAATGTATTGTAGTTTGCACTCTCAAGATAACAACCGTACAATTCAAATGTCTCAAGTACATCAGGTGTTTGCTCACCATTACCACCATCTAGTATTTCAATTCTTGTAACGAATTTATAATCCGCTCCTGATCTTGCACTAGACTGTTCAAAGAAATCAAATTGTTTCTGTAATTGCTCACCAACTGATTTTTGAACGTTGTTTGATGCGTCTTCACGTAAGTTAAGTGTGATTGGTTCCCAAGTATGTTTACCTGCCAAATATACTTTTGAGTTATATACATCTAGTGTAATTTGCTCAAAGGATACGTTTGGTCTTGTAACATCTACTACTTGCTTCGTAAGTTCCGTTGTTGGGGCACTTACACCAAAATTTTCTAGCGATACCCTAAAGCGGTATTGCAGTTTAGGCATTAACAAGCCTTGAGTAGATGCACTTGCGTTGCTATCTAAAGGCACTGTTAATCTTGAGAGTGTTGAAATTGCCATTATTTGCTCCTATTACTTTTATTTATCATATTATAGGCCTGCTATTTCTCCAGTGTTTTTAAGTCTCAATGGAATGTAAATAAATTCTATTGCTTTCACTGGTTCTATCGCTATGTCTACATATAGTTCGTTTCTGTCTATTCTTGATGGTGTGTTGTTACTTTCGTCACACACTACTAAGAAATCATACAGTGCTCTTTGACCTACTAACTCTAACATTAGTGAGTCTACCTGTGCTTTGATCTCATCACGTGTAATCTTATCGTTTGGTTCAAAGATATAAGGTTTCGCCAACTTGTTAAGTTGTGATCTTAAGTAAATCACAAGTCTTGCTACATTTATTCTATCTAGTGAACTAGCATTTGCGGCTCTAGTCTTTTGACCAAAGTTAACAAGTCCTGCACCAGTTAAGAATGTAATTGGGTTTACATTGTTAGAGTAAAGTGTGTCTCTTTGTCCTTCGTTTAATGCGATTGACTTAAATTCACCTTCACTGTCAATGAAACCTGTAGCACTTGCATTAGTTATTCCACCACGTCTTGTTCCTGCTGGAGCAAACCATGGATAAGATACTTGATCGCTGAGTGCAATGGTTCTTAAGATACCATGTGATGCCGGAACTGTTACATTATTACCTGCGTTATCGCTTGTGAATAAACTTGGATAAAACACACCTAAGTATTCATCACTTGTAACAAGTCCTTTATCATTGTCCTCTGTTGCCAAATTAACATTTTTACCCCAATTGTTTAAAGTTGTTGCATCTGATGTTAATCTGAATGGAGAGTCACCTACGATAAATGCTGTTAAGCCTCTATCACTGTTTAATGATTTCATCTCACCAATTAGTTCTGGATAACCTGGTGTAGCAAGTAAGTTAAAGATTCTTGATTCATCATCTCTAATCTCTTGGTTGCTGTTAACCATTGCTTGTAATTGTTGTACAATTACTTTTCTTTGTGCTTTTCTACCAAATGATCCTGCACCATCTGATTGGTTAGCACTTTCAGTTACCCATCTGTGTTCGTAGTATGCAGACATACTGTTACCTGCATCACTTCCACGTAAATTGTTTGCAGTAGTATCAACGTAGTTTCTTCTAAATTTCTTAACGTTGAATCCACTTCTTCTTGTGTTCCATAACAACATACCTTTTGGATATAGTGCTGGATCTGGAGCATCTGTGTCCATGTAATTGCTTGTTAGTAATGAAACAATAGTTCCTGCTGTACCACTTGTTGCACCGCTAGTATTGTATCTTACGTCTGCAAATAAAACACCGTTCTCTGTAGTTTGATCCGTGTTGTCTTTTAATATCCATTTTAAAGTTGTTGCGTTCCACACATAAATCTTAGGATAGTTTTCTAAGTCAGCAGTTGAAATCCAAATGTCTCCTTCTACTAACGCACTAGCATCTGATTGTGTAGTTGGTGCTGTTGCACTAACCTGTGGACCTAATGGATCAGTTGTATTGTAATTAATACTTCCTGATTGGTAATTTTGATATCCAACAAAGTTTGTTCCGTTGTGTATCATAAGGTCTACTTCATCAATAACAGAACTGTACCATAAAGTATTGTCTGTTGTTAAGGCAGTTGGAGCATTTGCACTTGCAGTATAAGTTAATACCTGCCAGTTACTTGCTAAGAACTGCTTAGGATTAGTTGCACTAGATGTACCTGGTACAAAGTATAAGTTTGCTGTACCACTTGATGCACTCACGTATGCCGCATAACCATATAATGCTAAAGCACCGTTTGTGTCTACAAATCTAATGTCACCACCGTCATTATGACTAATAACAACTCTGTTGCTTGAATCAACACTTGCACTAACATTTGTTAAACCAGCACCATTAATTCCTGCCGCTAGTATTTCTGAGTCAGTTGCCGCTCCAGTTGGAGTAATGCTTATTGTTACTGGACTTGACATTGCGTCTGAATTTGTAGTTGATTCACTAATTGTAAATGCATAAGTTCCTGCTGAAACCTGTGCCGCAATTATGCTTGAAGTTACAGTAGTTGAACCTGTGTTTTTACGTCTAAAGATTTTAAAGTCTGCCTCAATAGCCGTTGCTTCAGTTGTGTTTGATTGTACATATAAAGTACCAACTGCTAGATTTAATCCACCGCCTGTTGAATCAAGTGCTTTAAGCGCCGACATATTGTTTGCATAAATCGGAGCAACTACATCTGTCCAAAGGTTTGTGTTTCCGTTAAAGTTTTTAACTTTAAGGTTTGCACCTAAGTTGCTTTGTGAAGTTTTAAACCAAATTGATCCAGTTGGTCTTGGATTTGTATCTGTTGCTTTAAATTCAGGAACATTAGTGTGAGGTGCTATCGCTAATTTAGGCAAGTAATATGTACCTGCTGTGATTCCTACCTCTGCTAGTAATCCGTTTCCTTCAGCAATCACAATGTTGTTTGTTGTTGAAAAAATCGCTAATCTACCATTAACTGCTTTTGCACTTACACCAGAAATACCAGCACCATTAATGTCACTTACGACATCTGATAATGCAGTACCACTTGCTGTAATTGTAGTTGAGTTAATCACCATTGTTGCTGAGCCTGTTATAGTTGGATTGCTTGTTGATCCAGTCACAGCAGGATGGCTACCTACCCAGTTACTAGTTCCAACTTTTACCCACGCACCATCGGAGTTTTTGTAGTATAATTTATTAACAGTAGTTGTAGTTACAAGAGCATAATCACCAATTGCTCCTACAGATGTTTTAGGATCACCTGATACTACATTTCCTACTAGTTCGTTTTTGTCTGTTATTACATACGGAATTTTATTTGTAAATGATTGTCCACCTGTTGTTGTAGCAGATGCACCGTTCCATTCAAATATACCATATCTTGAATTGCTAGTGTCAAACCAGTAAGTACCTGCCGCTGGATTTGCCGCTGGTGCTGTTGCAGTTGCTACTAATTCAGTTGTGTTTACATCTGCTCTAGTAATGAATGCTCTGTTGGCTACACCTAAATAAGAATATGCCGCTTGTAATCCATATTCATTAAGTTCTCCACCATGAATTGGATTGTTGTTTGAATCTGTATAAAAAGTTGGATCACCGAAAGTCTCAGTTAACTCTCTTTGTGAAGTTATTAAGTATGGTGTTCCTGCTTTTGCTTTTGTTGTTCCTGCCGCTGTCGCTGTTCCGCTACCGTTCTGTTTGTCTTGTGCAGTAACAACGAATATCATCGGCGTAGTGCCTGGTTCAGCCGGGGTATAGAACGATTCGTCTATAACACTAACCTGTACACCTGGTGATACTAAATTTGCCATTTTTTGTTCTCCTATTGGATCTTATGTTATTAGTATTTATACGAATGTTCCAAAATCTAGTGTAAATAATGCCTGAAAAAGGGGGCAAAAAGGTATGGTAAATACTATTATGAGCAGACCCTTATGTAATTATTGTAAACAAAGACCGGCGGCTATAAACTATAAGAAAGGTAACAAGACTTATTATAGAAAACAGTGTGAAACCTGTATGCACAATGGTAAAGGACATGGCATACCTAATTGGTATAAGGCTGGATATAGACAAAAGGATAACTGCGATAAGTGTGGCTTCAAAGGAGAACAAGTCCAGTTTAATGTGTACCATATAAACGGTAATTTAAACGACTGTCATTTTAGTAATTTAAAAACTGTATGTGCTAACTGTCAAAGGACTATGCAACGTGTGGGGTCACGTTGGAAACAAGGCGACCTTGTACCTGATTTTTAAGATCCTCTAGTGTACCATTATTATCAATGATTGTATCAAAGTGTGTGTTTGCCCATGCCCATTCACTAGGGTGAACATCTTTAGGTTCAACACCAATATCTTGATATACTCTAAACCACATAGGATCAATTCCACGTCTCACACGCCATACTTGACCACCTGTTTCAAGTATCATCTTTGCTTCATTTGGAAACCTTACATCTGTAATTACAAAGTTTTTATTCTTGTTTTGTAGTAAATGTTGTTTGGTTAAACTTACCCATATACCATCGAAGAAACCATTACGCATACATTCTGTACCAAATTCTTGTAAAACTAGTCTTGGGGTTATTTCACGACCTGTTTCAGCACTCCAAAATTCATCCTTTTGTTCACGCCAAACACGTGATTCATCAGTTTTGCCATCTAGTAGTTCTCTGTTCCAATTGAACATGACTGCTACTGCATCTTTCAATCTATCTGCAAAAGATGTTTTAACAAAATTATGGTTATCAATTAATGTTTGTGCTACTGTGTCTTTTCCGGATCCAATTAATCCGCAAATGCCTATTATCATACGAATATTTCCTAATGTTGTCTTATTAGTATATACTATGATTTAGTGGATGTCAAGAACTTTTTAACCGATTGTGAAACCGTAACCCATTCCGCCTGCAACTTGCAGTTTAAGATCTTCTTCTAATTTATCAAGTTCTGCCTGTGCTTCTTGTTTTAGGGCATCACCATTTAAAGTTGAACCACCTTGTGGACCTGCAATAGTGGCAAATTTACTTCTTGCTTCGCCTAGCATATACTTACATTTTGCTAGAGTATAATCTTTGATCCATTGTTTTGCAAGATAGTCATTCATAAGTTCACTATCTGGTCTGTAATTGTAACAATATAACAGAAGTGTTTCTTCTGCTCTAGGTCTTTGTAACATAGTAAGTTTCTTTGTAGTTGTATTCCATTTAAATTCTATAAATGAACCAAACATTCTACCTACAAGTTCTTGGTAACTAGCAAACATATTGTAAGTTGCTAATCCGCCCATGTTTGAACTTGCTAAAAGGTATGTATTTGTGTAAGCCAGGTTAAATGGTTCAAACAATGTACCACCATCTCCGCCACCAGTTCTTGAACCAATTGAACGTCTAAATATTTTTCTTACTTCAACTATTTCATTTGCTAGTGTGTAATCGTTTTGATCTATTACTGTATCAAGGAAAATATAACTTTCTTCCACAGAATTATCAGAACGTTGACGGAATTTGTCAAATGCTGTGCGTAGTGATATTTCATAGTGTTGCGGGTCTAATTCCACATCGATCATGCCACCGCCTAGCATTGCGGACACATAATCAAATATCTCTTGTTTTTGGGTTACAATATCTGTCATCTTATATGTATTTATGCGAACGATAAATACAATTACTATGCCGAGACTGAGTTTATACAAACCTGAAAAGGGTAAAGATTACGAATTTCTAGATAAAACCATACAGGAGATGTTCACTGTGGGTGGTACGGACGTATTTGTACACAAATATCTAGGACCTAGAAATCCAGACGAAACAGAAGCCACAGCAGACCAACCTAGATACAATGCTGTCAAAGAAACAAACATTCAGGATATGTTATTCATGGAAAACCGTGATAGAAAATATGATCCTGATGTATATGTAATGCGTGGTATCTACAATGTACAAGATGTAGACTTTGATATGAGTCAATTTGGATTGTTTTTACAAAATGACACATTGTTCATGACATTGCCTATTAATTATAGTGTAAAAACTTTAGGTAGAAAAATTATGTCAGGTGATGTTTTAGAATTGCCTCATCTTAAAGACGAACACGCATTGAATGATTATACAGTTGCTCTTAAAAGATTCTATGTTGTTGAAGATGTAAATCGTGCAAGTGAAGGTTTTTCACAAACTTGGTACCCGCATTTATACAGAATCAAAATGAAACAAATTGTTGATTCACAAGAATTCAAAGAAATACTTGACTTACCAACTGAAGAAGGTTCATCACAGACTTTAAGAGATGTATTATCAACTTATGAAAGAGAAATGCAAGTCAATGATGCAGTTGTTAAACAAGCAGAAGCAGATGCTCCTAAATCAGGTTATGATACTTCACACTTATACACCTTACAGGTTGATGCAAACAACAATCCAGAACTTGTAACAACAGATGAAGCAACAATTGATGCCAGTGTTGCAAGTGGTAACTTAGATGCAAGTAGAGTAAACCAGACTCCAGAACGTAGTGGATATCAAGGTTATTTAATAGGTGACGGATTAGCACCAAATGGTGAGGTATTTGGTCATGGTATAAGTTTCCCAACTGCAAGTGTTGAAGGAGATTACTTTTTAAGAACTGATTTTATGCCAAATAGATTATTTAGATTTGATAGCAGACGTTGGGTAAAAGTTGAAGATGCAGTAAGACATAACTTAACTAATAGTCCTACTAAGAATACACAAAAAGGTTCATTTATTAATAATACAAAAACAACAAACATTGGTGGTGATACTGTTATTGAAAGACAAGCAATTTCAAAAGCACTTAAACCTAAGGCGGATAACTAATGCAACATTTCTATGATGGTCAGATAAGAAGATACGTTACTCAAATGATTAGATTGTTGAGTAATTTTACCTATAAAGATGGTAAAGGTGCTTTAGTAAAAGTTCCGGTCATGTACGGAGATATTACTAGACAGGTTGGGCACATCATGAGAGATAATTCAGAAAACAAAATTCCATCTGCTCCACGTATCAGTGTGTACATATCAGGATTACAGTTAGATAGAGATAGAGTAAGTGATAGCACATTTGTAAGTAAAGTGCATCTAAGAGAACGTACTTATGATAGTGCAGGGCAAGAATATTTAAACACACAAGGTAAAAACGTAACAGTTGAACGTTTAATGCCAACACCATATACATTAGAAATGACAGCAGATATTTGGTCTACAAACACTGATCAAAAATTACAAATCATGGAACAAATATTAATGATGTTTAATCCTAGTTTAGAAATACAAACAACTGACAACTATGTAGACTGGACAAGTTTAAGTGTTGTTGAACTAGAGAACGTAAACTTTAGTTCTAGAAGTATTCCTGTTGGAACAGAGAGTGAAATAGATGTTAGTCAGTTAGGATTAAAAACACCGATATACATTTCGCCTCCTACTAAAGTTAAAAAACTTGGAGTAATAACAAATATAGTAATGAGTATTTTTGATGAAAGCCGCGGTACAATAGACTTAGGTGAAAGTATGCCTGAACTTAAAGCATACAGTGATGGTGGTGCAGAAAGTCCTACAACTGATCTTGAAGAAGACAGTAAGGTAAAACGTAAAGATACCGCAAGTGTTAAAGTTACAACTTATAATAACCTAGATGTGTTGGTTATGGGTAATGTTGCTAAATTAATTTACAAAGGTAAAATAGGTGGTGTTACTTGGAACCAATATGTTGAAGCAATGCCTGGTGTATTTAGATCAGGTTTAAGTCAATTACAATTATCAAGAACTGGCAGAACGACAAGTATTAATGGTAGTGTTGCCATTGACAGCACAGACGATAGAAATTTAATTATAAATTGGGACACAGATACTTTTCCAACAGATAAGATTATTGCAGGTTCAACAGGAAACAGAAGCAAAATTGATTATATAATAGATCCTACTACTTTTAATCCAACAGTACAAAAGACAGCAGGTACAAGATTTTTACTACTAGGAGACGTAGGAAGTACAAGCAATACAGATGGTCCAGATGCTTGGAAAAACGCAGATAATACAGACTTTGTTGCTAGTGTAAATGACATAGTAGAATGGGACGGAACTAAATGGTCAATACTGTTTGATGCTAGTGCAAACAATGACATAATTTATCAAACTAATCTTAATACAGGCATCCAATATAAATGGACTGGTGAAGAATGGGTGCTATCCTTCGAAGGCGAATACCGAAACGGCACTTGGCACCTACTATTTTAAATAATTAATAGTATGAGTCAAGATATTATTTGTAGCGGAGCCTTATTCTATTCATTAAAAACCAAAAGATTTTTATTTTTACATAGAGTACAGAGCAAACAAAACAACGTATGGGGTTTAGTAGGTGGTACTAACAATACCAAAGAAACTCCATGGGAAAGTTTACAGAGAGAAATTAAGGAAGAAATTGGTAACTTGCCAAAAATTACCAAAACAATTCCATTAGAAACTTTTGTAAGCACAGATGAAAAATTTAAATTCCACACATATCTTGTTGTAGTCAACGAAGAGTTTATTCCTATATTAAATGAAGAACATGATGGTTATGCATGGGCAAGTTTTAACAAATGGCCAAAGCCATTACACATGGGACTTAAAAACACTTTACAAAACAAAACAAATCAAACTAAATTAGAAACTGTATTTGATTTAATTCAACTATTGGAGAAGTAATGGCCATTTTAGTCTACGGTGACGTAATGCTTGACGAATGGAGAATAGGATCAGTGGACCGTATAAGTCCAGAGGCACCTGTTCCGGTTTTAGTAGAAAATGATTATAGATGTAATGTTGGCGGTGCAGGAAATTTAGCAGTAAATCTTGCAAGTATAAATGGTCCGGTTGATTTGTATGGTCCGTTAGGTAAAGACAAACAAGGAAATAAATTTTTAGAACTTTTATTAGTTACAAATGTTTGTTCCTGTTTAACAAGTTGCTTAGAAGCCACAACAAGTAAAGTTCGTATAGTAAGTACACAAGGACAACAAATTTGTAGATTCGATACTGATTCAATATGTGAATGTGATGACGCAGAAACAGAATTTTTAAATGCTGTTCAGCAAAATGATACAGTCGTAATTAGTGATTATAATAAAGGTGCAGTTAGGAAAGATACTGTAAGTAAGTTATTAGAAAAAGGTGCAATGGTATTAGTTGATCCTAAACAAGATCCTTCATTTTACACTGGTGCTTTTTTAGTTAAACCAAACATGAAAGAATACGTAGAATGGTTTGGAGAATTTACATATGAAAATGCAAGAGAAAATTTATTAAAATATAAATGGGACTGGCTTATTGTTACAGCAGGTGCAGACGGAATACACGTTATCAATGCACAAGATAATTGGCATTGTAAAGAAGAAGTACAAGAGGTTGCTGATGTATCAGGAGCAGGTGATACTGTAATGGCAATAATCGCACATGGAATAAACCAAGGAAAAAGTGTTCCAGATTCATGTAGCCTTGCTTGTTATGGTGCTTCACGTGTTGTTGAAAAACGAGGAGTCACTGTGGTTACTGAAGATGACTTAAACAGAGGAGTTGTATGGACTAATGGAGTGTTTGATATACTGCATACTGGCCATTTAAAACTTCTTAGACACGCCGCAACGCTTGGTAAACGTTTGATAGTAGGTATTAATAGCGACAGTAGTGTAAAACGTTTAAAAGGAGAAACTAGACCCATTAACAGTGAATTTAAACGCAAGGAAACTTTGGAACAATTAGGATTCATTGATGATGTTATTATATTTGACGGTGATACACCAATAGATGAAATAGTAAAAATACGTCCTGATGTTATTGTTAAAGGTGGAGACTATACAGTAGATACTACTGTTGGTAATGAACTTGCAAAAGTTGTAATTTTTCCAACTATTGAAGGACATAGCACAACTGAAACAATAGAAAAGATTAAACAATGAAAATTTTAGTTACTGGTACAGATGGTTTTATAGGAAATGCAGTTGCAAGTCATCTGGTTAATGTAGGACACCAGGTTGAAGGGTGGACTTACATACCTAATAAGTATCCTGACCCTTCCCAATGTGATAGAGTCATACATTGTGGCGCCATTAGTAGTACCACAGAAACAGATGTTGAAAAAATCATGACACAAAATACAGACTTCACTATGAAACTTATAGAACTTTGTGACATGATGGGTACAAGTATGCAATATTCTAGCACTGCTAACCTATATGGTAATACAGACAACTTTAATGAGACCGCACCTTTACTTCCTGAAAGTCCATATGGTTGGTCAAAGTATCTGGTTGATAGATTTGTGCAAAGTTACATGAAAGATTTTAAAATTAACATACAAGGTTTTAGATATTTTAATGTTTATGGTAATGGAGAAGATCATAAAGGTGATCAGATGAGTCCTGTAAGCAAATTTACTAAACAAGCAAAAGCAAAACAAGATATAAAACTGTTTGAAAACAGTGAAAACTACAAACGTGATTTTGTAAGTGTAGAAGACGTTTGTAAAATACATGAAAAAATGTTAGATGTTGATCAAAGTGGTATTTTTAACGTTGGTACAGGAGAAGCAGTAAGTTTTAAAACCATTGCATATAAAATTGCTTACAAATATGGTGTAGGTGTTAACTTAATTCCAATGCCTAAAGAAATAGCAAAAAATTATCAAGCATATACCTGTGCTGATAACAAAAAATTACAGGATATTTTAAACTATGAGTTTGAGTACGTTATTGACTGGATTGATAGGCAGTAAAAAACCTAAAGTTGAGTGGTGGAGTACTGTTCCTGGACTCACGGAATTGGAACCAGTGCAACCGGCAAACAAGTTTTTTCCAGAATGGTTCAAGAAGATGCCAAGATGGTTAGAAGAAGACAATCCTTTCGACAAAGGAACCTTCAAAAATTGTCCTGGCATAGTTGATTTTTACAAAGACGCTTTTGTTATTCCATTGTGGGCAGACTTTTATCTAAATGTTAGTGAAAAAGACTTTGGTTGGAAGTGTAGCAATCAAGATTTTACAATGTCATTGCATTATAAAGAACAATTTCTAGACCATACTCCAAAAAATGTTAAAAATGAAGTAATGGTTGTAGCAAAAACAGATTGTCCGTGGAGAGTAAAAACAAGCAAGGGATGGGGCATGATGCAACTGCCTATGTTTTACAATTTCAGTGAAGATTTTGAGTGTCTTCCAGGACTTACATACACAGAATGGAGTCACCAAATTAACCAACAATTATTAATTAAGAAAAAAGGTGAATTTTTACTTAAAAAAGGCACGCCAGTTGCTATGTACAAGCCTGTAAAATTAGATAAAATAAATTATACGGTAAAAGATGAAGATGATGCAAAATTTATTGACAGTTACAAGTCGAACCTCAAGTTTCAAAGTAAATTTAAGGGAAGTTATAATGCAATTAAAGGAAAATATCTAGATGAGTGATAGATTACAAGGAAAAGTGCCTAAGGGTTGGGGTTATGAGTTAATTTGGGCAACCAATGACAAGTACTGTGGTAAAATAATGGTATTTGAAAAAGCAGGTGCAAAATTTTCAATGCATTTCCACAAAGAAAAGGATGAAACTTGGTTTGTTAATGACGGAAAGTTTTTATTGCGTTGGATTGACACCAAAGAAGCAAAACTTTATAGCAAAGAATTAAATCCTGGTGACACTTGGCACAATCCTCCACTGCAACCACACCAATTAGAAGCAATGGTTGACAATAGTTCAGTAACTGAGGTTAGTACTGCTGACTCTGTTGAAGATAATTATAGGATTATACCTGGTGACAGTCAAAAACCAGAAGAAGTTAAGCCTGTGCCTCCGACCAACGTAGAATAATATTTGCATCTACGGCCGATCCCGCAGTTTTATAAACGTTAATCGCTAACACGTCTGGACCATTTGGAAAAGTACCTCTTCCACCTAGTGTTGTATTAGTTAATTCTTTAATTTCACCTAGATCAAGTGTTGCCCTTTCACCTGGTTGTGCAATAAATGAAAATATTGTTTCACCTGGCTGTGCATAAGGTGGATTACCAAATAAGAACGTCACAGTATCACCAGCACTTATAGTCGCGACCGACGTTTGGTTAAATGTTACTTCATAAAACTCTGTACCACTGTGCGTTAATGCACTAACCGACTGTACAAATGTACCCGCTGGCCAATTCAAGTCACTTGCCGCAACCTCTGTACCTTGTCCTGCTCCTGAGGCGTCCCAAGATGCTTTTGTAAACAGTAATTTGTTTGTAAATCCTGTGTACGTTTTGTAAATGAATTTTAAAGTTGTGCTTGTTGTAGATAAGCCACTTGCTCTGTTAGTTCCATTAGGTCCTGTGTAAAATATTCTATATCTAAAGCCGTTATTTTCTAGTGGTCCTACTCCACTTACAGTATATTGGTTTGCATTAAAGGCATTAGTTGGATTTTGTGATTCAATGTATGATCCTACCAACGGAGTACCAACTGTTTGTATTGGTGAGTAGTCAATCGTAATAGGACTATATCTATCATTGTACTGTGATGTTCTAGTATAGTTAAATCCACTGTCAATATCTGTTGCCACTACTGCCGTTGCAGTAGTCTGTGTTGCACCACCGTTCCAGTTAACAGATCCACCCGCGGCGATCTGAGCAAAACTTGGTTGACCTCCTGACGCTAGTCCTGATATACCTTCCCAACCAATGTCATTTGGATTAACAGGATAGTTTTGTGGATTCAACACACCTTCAATAACAATACCACCTTTTTGCCCTGAAGCATTTGGTTCCGAAGTAACCTCTAGTCCATCAAGTAGTAACTGTGCTCTGTTTAACAATTCTCTTTCACCTAGGTCACCAACAATCGCGTTTGATACACTAGGTGCTAGTCTAATCAAGAAAGAAGTATATCTTGTTGTACTTACACTTGTTCCTGTCGCTTTATAACTAAACAAATATCCTCTATCAAAGTCAAATCCACCATCTGTAATATAAGCAGATCCCCAGTGTGATATAATAGGACTAATTGTGTTACTAATTAACGGTACTCCAGTATTTCTAGTATGTGGTTCTGCTGTTCCCGCCGAATATGTTCTTGTTGCACCTGAGGCAAAGTTCGACATCTGTGCACCACGTGTACAACCTGTAAGGTTTTTACCATCTACACCAGTAAACTGTATCATCTCATTATCTATGTAAACTATTCCGCCTTCTGGTGGGAAGAAAGAAGCGTCTTCTAACGGTAATACTGTTGCTGTATCTGTTACGTTTGCACTTAATTTACCAACAGGTCCTTCGTTGGTTACCTCATATCTAACCGGCATATTACCAGTTCTCATAAATGCTTCTGTATTAACGTTGGAGTTTCTCATTCTGTGCATGAACACAAAGTTACCATCTGCTCCTCTGAGCATATAATCGATAAATCCAGCACCATACCAACTGTATTGTATCCCAACCATCTGCATCTTACTGATGTCAATGTTGTATCCACTTGCGCCTGTACCGTCACCTTTATCTCGGTTAAAGTCTTTTTGTTCTGTTTTCTTATCTTGAATTAAACATAACTTACTTGAAAGCACGTTTGTTACACCTCTAAAGTCAGGTGCAACTGACATACTTGTATTACTAATTACATCTGTTACCACGTGTGTCATACCTTTGATAACAATTCTATCACCTGCTTTTAGTTGTTCTCTAAATCTTGTACCAGTACCAGTAACACTGTTCGTATCTACCGCTATATCAACAACACCTGCTAACTGTAATGTTGCAGTTCTTTGAACAGCACTAAATTGTGTGCCATCATATTCAAAGAAAATACCGTTTTGGTCATCAAAACATCCTGAACGTACAGTTGCACCATGGAATGTTTTAATTGATACCTGTGCTTTGGCACTTAATTCTGGAGTTGTTGATCCTAATGCACTTGTGGCCAATACTTCAAATTCTCTTTCATTGTTTACATCTGATACAATATAGTCGCCATCATAGCCAACTGTGTTAATACCTATTAGTCTAATACCACCACCTACTTGTAAACCATGGTCTGTATCGTCTGTTGTACAGGTGATTGTTGAACCAATTGACGTTGCACTTGCGGTCACTTGTAATAAATCATAACTTGGAGCAAACAAGGCACCCGTTGTGTACATGATACCCTTACCTGATTGGTATCTAATATATTTTTTACTCTGTCTAATTGCTTGTGAGCCGTGTTGTGGTCCACCAGTTCCTAATTGCACACCTCCATCATATGGTCTGTGTACGAAGAATGCATCTGGTCTTGGATAAATGAAACCTTGTATTGGATCACTGTTTGCTGTACCAGTGTCAATTGTACCAGGTGCTCTACACTGATACTGTAATCTTTTGGTTGTTGGAACTGCTGTTGCACTAAACGGACCAGCCGCCAAGTTGTGATTATTAACAGTATCATCTGATTCAACAGTTATTAAGAAAGTGTTTCCTGGAACAAGTCCGTGTGCAGTTTCAAAGTCACACTGTACAGTTGCCAATGAACTATATGATATAGTTGTACTTGGTGAAATGTTCTGCGTTGCCGCTTCAGACATTGTTACGGAACTGTACATGGCCGCAGTATTTCCAGGAACTGCTGTTCCACTAATTTGTATATTTAAGAAGTCACCTTCAGTTGAATTTAAATCACAACGTAAAGTTAAATCATTTGTAGGAGTCGCTCCTCCTAATTGGTTACCAGGAATAACTATTCTATCACCTTTTTTGTAACCGCTACCGTTATCAGTTGCTGTAACAAGACTGTATGAAGCACCCGAACGTGTTATTTCAAACGTTGCATTTGAACCACTGTTAGAATCGTTGTTACCAGAAACATTTGTGTAACTACCTGTACCAGCCGCACCAGTACCTACTAAACTTACAGTTGTAATTTCACCACTTGATCCTACTCCTGTAATTGTAAGTGTGGCATCATTTGCCGGAGTTGAACCACCTAGGTCTGTACCTCTAATTATAATAGTTTGATCAACACCATAATCTTGTCCAGCAACGTCAATTTGGTCTAGTGTGTAAGTTTGTGTTGCTAGACTAATACCAAATTTTGCACCATTACCAACAATGTTTGTTACTGATGTCCAGTTTGGAACAGTTTTTGTGTTTACCATTGTACCTGCATCAGTAACTGTTAATATAGTTCCATTGATATCAATAGTTGCAACAGTAATTGTTAAATTGTTTACCCCGTCTTGACCACCTAAGTTAGAACCTAATACTGAAAAAGTTTCTCCTGCTAGATATCCTGTACCACCAGATGCTACTGATACGTTTGCACCAGTTCCATCTCTTTCAACGTTAAAGTCTGCACCAACACCTGCCGAAGTATTAGAAGTGTAAGTAACACTTGCATAGTTTACTCTGGCATCTGGAGCAGTACCAGTTGCAGTTACTGACGTAATAGAACCTCCTGTACCAGTTGCAGTTACTTTCATAAACAAGTCATTAGTTACTGTTTGTCCGCCTAAATCAAATCCGTCAACCTTAATACGATCACCTTCTATGTAACCGCTTGATGTATCCGGAGAAGCCATTGAAACTGAATAAACATTGTTTGTATATGTAATGTCGAAGTTTCCACCTGTACCTATACCACCTTGTAACTCTCCAGCAATGTTTGTAAATGTACCATTACCATCAAATGCACTACCTTCATCGTCAAATGTTTGTAGTTCTCCACCAGTGTCTATACCTGTTACAATTATTCTTACATCATTAGTAGTATCTGCACCACCTAAATTTTGTCCGCTAATTACAATGTTATCTCCAAGTTTATAATCTTGTCCAGGTGAGTTAAGTGTTACTGTGTAAGTTCCACTTGCTCTAGTAATATCAAATGTTGCGCCATTACCAATTGAACTATCATTGCTTCCAGATAAACCTGAATATACTACCGTATTACCAACATAGTCGGCTGTAAGTGCATCTGATAAAGTTACCGTGTTTCCAACAATACTTGTTACAAAAGTTGCGTACCCGTCTCCTCTGTTTAAACCTAAACCAGGAACAACGCCTGAAGCACTTTCTACAACTATTTGATTTGATCCTGATGCAACATCTGTCGTAGTAACAGGAGTAATAACAACTCCACCAGTACCTACAGTACCAGTTACCTGTGAACCTAATGTAATACCTCCGCCTACTGCTTGAAGTGGAGCACCAATCTCTGGTGCTGTACCAGTGTATGCAATTTGATCTGATCCGCTTGGAATACCAAGTGTTGCAATAAATGAACCATTTGATCCTTGTGATATAATACTAAATGCAACATTTTGTCCACCAATGGAAGCACCTGTGTAAAATCCACCTTGTCTTAATTGTGTGTAATAATTTGAAATTGTTTGCGGATTAGTAGTTCCTACTTTTGCTTTTGCAAAATATGTAAAGGTAAAGTTTGTTGGTACAGTATTAATAATAAATGAACCTTCTGCTCTACTTGCCCCTGCTACACTGTTAGCCAATGCCTTAATTGTTATAGGTGTTCCTACTTCAAAACCGTGTGCTGATGCTGTTGTTACTGTAATTAAACTTTGACCAACGCCTTGTGATCCTGCTGAAGCATCTGTTGTTACGGATACAACCTGTGTATCTGTTCCTGGTACCTCGTAAATACTTGGATATCCTCTTTGTGTTCCGATGGCTTGCCATTTCGTAGGCTGTAATCCATATTCAAAGTCAGCGTCAAGCATGGACAATGAGTTTGCAACTCTTTGTCTCTCAATAGCATCTGTACCAAAGTCATATGGTCTTGTTTGTAAATCACCTTGGTCTACAAAAATTTGTATTTTGTCTGTAAGTGCATTAACAATTGGTTTGTCTAAAATAGGTAATGTACTTAATCCACCTGCGATGGTAGTTGTGATGATAGTTGTTAACTGAGTTATTCTATCAGTTGCACCAAGTTCACTATTACTACCATTAAAGTTTTGTGTTGTAACACTTGGACTTTGTTTTGTAGTGTATGCCGCTTTGGTTAAGATATAATTGTTAATTAAATCTCTTACAAATTCTTTTAATTCTTTTTCTGCTGTTCTAGTTCCTGTAATTAATGGAGTAGGACCATCCCAAAACTTACTTGCTTGTAATCTTGTTTTTTCATTTCCACCATATTGCATATCATGAATGAAGCCATCTATTTCTGTTGCAGTGTCTCTTTCAATTAATGCCGCAGTGTAAGTGTAGCCATCAAATGTTGATCCACCAGTTGCTGTGTTAACTTTATCTTGTACCCAGGCAACTGCTTCATCTTTAATAAATTCTTTATTATTTGTAATAATTGTTCTTGCATTTGCAAGATAAGTTTTATTTTCAGTGGACTTATCAAAGAAAACTGTTGTAATGGTGTCTGTGTTTTCTAAAAACTTTTTAAAATATTCAAATGAAGGTGTAAACTCAATAGAATCAGTAACGTAGGCTGTGTTACCTCCTGCTGTTGGATCACTAAAATTAAATAGTACTTCATTTGTTGTTGTGTTTGTAATCAATAAGACGTTATCAAGTGTGACCTTTGTTGGAAACCTTACACTTGAAACCTCTGCGTTTGATAACGCAGGCATATTATCTAATCCAAAATAAATTACTTCACCTATTACATCATCTAAAATATTTTCTACTATCGTACTTGCATCTGTTTCTGCAACATATTCAAGGTTAATAGTTTGTGTAGTTGCACCTGCACCACTTTGTTTTGTAGTGTATGCAGTGTTACCAAAAATGTGAGTTTGGATAAGCCAAGTTGCAAATTGCTTTGCCGCTCTTTCTGGATTTCTATCACCATCTATCTGTGGAATTGTACCATCCCAATATGTTGAAGCAAGATATCTACCTTGTTCGTTACCATTATATCTTAGATCAAATAATAATCCACCTGGCTGATCTTGTACTGGATTTTTAGGATCACCACCAATAAGATTGTAACCCATATCTCTTTCACATTTAGCATCATTACTGTTTACATAATCTTTAAATGCATTTGTTATACCTAATGAAGTTGCACTTACAAAAGTGTGTACAGTCTGGTTAATAGTTTTTCCTACTTTACAAGTTATTGAATCACTACCTATTGCTGTAATTACAACTGGCTTATTATACCATGGATCCCATCCTGTTGTTGTACCGGCACCTGTTGCTCTTGGATAAGCATACTGAGTAGCCCCACCATCTTGAGCAGTTGTAAATGTTACTGAACCTGTTGCGAAAATAACTTGATCGCCTGGTAATAAATTATGTGAACCTATAGTAACAACCATAAATCCTGTTGTTGGATCATAGGTTGCATTAGTTGGAGTAAATTGACTTGTAACTGCTTGTCTAGTTATATTATCGTTAATGTAGGCACGGACTTCATCTTTGATAAATTCAACATTGTTCTGAATCAACCAATACGCATTAGGACGTCTATTTTCAGAAAATGGAATACCAGTTTGAAATACGTATTCATTTACTTTTTTCTTAGCCATTTACTTTTATACTCCTAGTGCAATCGCTAGTGCGGTTGCCTTGCTATCTACATATTTTTTATTCGTTATCTGCAACTCTGTTGTAGGAGTTGCTTGAGTAACCGCAGATGTAAACGTAGCAGTCTTGGGTGTTACATCTCCAATTACAGTGTTATTTAACCCAGAACTGGCATTTAAGTTTACAAACGATCCGTCTTTAGGTGTAGTTTGTCCTATGCTCATATTATTAATTGTACCTGCCGCGGCACTTGTTAAAGTAATAGCACCTGTTCCTGTTGGTGTAAGTGTTAAATTTGCATTTGCACCATTGAAAGTAACGTTTTCACTTGCTGTCATAGTAAGTGCATTTACGTTCATGTTACTCATAGTACCTTCACCTGCTGGATTTATAGTAACTGTACCGTATGCACCTTGTGGTGATAGCACTAAATCAGCATCTTGACCTTGCATAGTAACATCACCTGTCACCAACAAACTACTGAAACTACCCACACCAGTAATAGTTGGGTCAACTGTATTAATTGTTCCAAACACACTACCGTCTGCGTTTCCATAATATAAATTTGCAGGAGCAGTTGGACTTAAATTTATAGTTGTTACATCATTTGCTTTAGTTTGTGCTTGTTCACCTGTTACTGTAACAGGAGGTGTTGCACTAGTACTGTGGCTAACACCATCGTTATAATATGCACAATTTCCAATACCTTGTAAGTTAACAACAGGATTATCATCAGTCTGGAAAAATAAACTGAATGTAAGTTGGGGTAAAGTCATTAATTTGAATGAATATGTAGTACCTCTTGTTAATGTAATTGTTGGATTGTTTTGTAAAATCTGTGTTCCAGTTACATACTGGTTGTCCATTGTAAATTCTGCTGAAGGAACAGCACCTAATTGTCTTACTACAAACTGATTATCAACTGCCGCTTCTTCTTGTTCAAGTGTGTAAGTAACACTTCTAAGTGTAACATTTCCATTGACGTCGACAGAAAAGCCTGGACTTTTAAAACCGTGATCTGATTCAAATGGATTATATGTGATTGCCATGTTTCTGTCTCCAACTATTCATATTTATCTGAATCTGTTTCACCCTGCTATTGGTATATTTTGGTTTTGATAGTAATTTGCTGAAAATATAATCTTAGATCCACGTAGTTCTGAACTATCTGCTGATGTGTGTGCATTAGCAATTAAAGTTACAGTTGAATCACTCACAGTAGCAGTCAACGTTAATAGGTCTTGATTTAAATTTGATCTACCATATATGGTCACATTTGCATCATTTGGCCCTGCTACGACAAGTGCTTTAATTATTTCTTTAGCACTTGATGATAAATCAATGACTATCGTGTATTCTGCGGCACAAAAATCATTGACTAAAAACCTATCTATTTCAGTATTTTGTGTTACTTTTTTCCAAGGACCGTGATAACTAAAATTTGTACCATTTTTAAGTAGTACAGTACCTTTAGTGCCTTTGCCAAAAAACTTATCTAAACTAAACATTTATACCCCTTTATGTATGTATTTATCGGAAAAGCAGTCTAGTTGGAAATTGTAAAAAGTGTATTGTACTCGGGCAAATATAGGTACTCTATGTCGCTTTTTGCTAGGGTATGCAGTGCATCTTCCAGTGTTTCTACCAGTGGATCTCCACCTAAATTGAAAGAAGTGTTAAACACTATTGGAAGTCCTGTTTTTTCTTTAAATGCTTTGATTAAATTATAGTAATTTTTGTTCTGTTTTTCATTCACAGTTTGTATTCTACAAGTACCATCAACGTGAATAATGCTTGGAATCTTTTCAGCAATACCTGGTTGACAATTTACAGCATACATCATTGTTGGAGAACTTTTCATACCCCTTAGATCAAACCATTCATGTACATCTTCTTCTAAAATTGTTCCTGCAAATGGTCTAAAATATTCTCTACGTTTTACTTTGTTAACGTAATCCTTACCATCAGTGTAACTAGGATCAAATAATAAACTTCTGTTACCTAAAGCACGTGGGCCGTTTTCACTTCCGCCTTGAAATATAGCAACAATATTTTTATTGTTTAAAAGTTCAACTATAGAATCATTTTCTATGTCTGAATCTATTTTTGCTTCGTACTTTTCTGCTAGAATCTTAAATGTATTTTTATCATAATTGTATTTAGGACCATTATATAATGTATCAACTTGTTCATTTATAGTTCTATCTCTCGTAATAGTTCTATATTGTAACAGTGCCGCACCCATTGCCGTTCCTGCATCATTGCTTACAGGTTCAACATACAAATTAATTCCTTCATTTTTTAATGCTTCTAGGTAATGATAATTTGCAACACAATTTAATCCATATCCTCCACTTAAAACAACGTTTTTCTTACCACTCATTGCTACTGCTTTTCTTATTAAATTTGTAACTTGTTCTTGGGTCTGTGTTTGTACTGCGTAAGCCATGTCTCTTCTGTTTTTTAATTTTGTTACATCTTCATCTTGATCATGTCTATCTCTTAAAAATTCAAAGTAATTTCTATTTACTAATGCACCGTTCGGATATGTTGGTACAATAACATTTCTATCACTCAATGGATGTGTTTGGCCTTTTGTAAATAATGAAGGCACTTGTTTAGGATGTTCACCATATGGAAATAGTCCCATTGTCTTTCCTGCTTCTATAAAACTAAAGCCACAATAATCCGTTACTGCTTCATAAGTTTTTACAATACCTGCTGTTTCACTAATTACAATTTCTGGTACATTATCTTTTTCTGCAAAAAAGTCTCCACTAAAGTTCTGATATTCTGCTCCTAACAACGGTCCTGTTGTACCTAAGTGTTTGTATAAAGTTTTAAATTCTACAGGAAAATTACAATCATATATTGACTCTGTTTCCCATAATGTTGTATTGTTATTTGGATCACCTCCCATGTTTGCACTAAAGAAAGTTCCTGCTCCATCTACAATTACTGCAACTGCATCTTCAAATCCACTGTTATAAAAACTTAAGGCGGCGTGTAACTTGTGATGGAAATAACTCAAGTCAATTACTTGTGGATGTTTAGGAAGTAGTTTAGGGTTACGATCAATTAATCCCATCTTACGTGCTATTCCTGTGTAAACATCATCGCCTGTAAAGTCAACTCTACCTGCCGTTGCTTCTAAATTTTGTGTGTGTGCTACAACAAGATAATCTAATTTGTCTGTGTAGTCTAATATTTTCATCATGGACGCATATGGTCCACCATCGTATTTGTGTCTACTTAATCTTTCTTCTTCTATAGAAAATACTACTTTACCATCTTTTAATAAACATACACCTGCGTTATGTCCTCTGGCTATTCCCGCTATCCACTGACTTGGTTTCTTCATATTAAAATCCTAAATATCCTATATGCTTATATTCAACTATATTTTCTAAAATGCCTTTTTCAAAACTTAAAAGGTCCTTATTTTCATCTTTAAGTTTATCTAAAGTATTAAGTGTACTAACTTGTTTATCGTTATTTTTGTCATTAATGCCCAAACTTGGACGAACTATTTCATTTAGATATCTATAATGTTGCCAATGACTAGGGTGCATTTCAACCCAATCTTTTTTAGTATTAGGGTCATAAAATGTATATTGTTCGTCTTTATTTTTCCATGCAAACAATCCTAATGGTTCTAACCAGTTAGTCTTATCTATATTTTTATATACTTGTAATTCTGTTTTGTCTTTATAAACATCAACTTGCTCTTGCGTTGTTTCTCCGAAGCCTGGAAAATCAGGCATATCAGTTCCTAACTTTTCCATGTTGCCTATGCTTAACATTCTATAAGTGCAGTCTGTACTTTCTAATAATCCTTGTGTTAAGATAATATTATTTTGTCCATGCATAAAATAACTATGTTCGTCCCAAAAAGTTTCTATCCATTTGTCATCATAACAATTTTCCCTATTCAAGTAATTAAAAATACTGCCTTTAGTTTTCCATCCTATCTCTTCTGTATTTCTAATAACATCACCACGTTGTAATTTACTATTTTTAAATGTATGCCAGTCATGTCTTATGTGTGTACTCCATTGTACAATCACTGTATCATCTTTTGTAAAGTTATTTTTTATGTGACATTCGGCAACTCTTTCTGCTATTGCACGGTTACCTAAACCAGGAAATCCCCAGTTCTCATAATGGTCAAATTCGTATCCTAAGAAATCTGCATACGTTGGCCACGCATACATTGTAAAACTACAACCAAAAACGAAAAGTCTACTTTTTCTTTTTGTCATCCTTCTTGAGTCCAGCACCTTTCAAGCAACTTTCAACAATTACTTCTTCAATCTTATCATTCATCCACATAATGCCTTCATTAGTTCTGTCTGATAATTCGTCCATTGTAATTCTAATTGGACTGTAGACTCTAGCACCTTCACCCATATCTAATACATCAAAGTTTTTTGCATCTGGGTAAGAAATATTTTCTTTGTATGTACTTCCAACTACCACTGTTGCTGGTTTCTCTAAAGCATAAGCCATATGTTGACCTACACTATCACAACCTAAGAAATAATCTGCTTCTTCTATTATTCCTAACCAGAATCTTAGTTCAATATTTTGTGGTATTGCAATAGGTTCTTTTACTCCGTGCTTCTGAAATTCAATAGCAATCTCGCTCATGAAGATAACACCAAAGTGTTTAGAAAGTTTGTTAACAAGATTGACAGTATTCTCTGCTTCAAAACTTCTACCTGACGGGTCTCCTATGATGCCATTGTCATTAATTGTACCTCTACCAAAGGATTGGAATACAATAATTTTATCTTTTCCAGTTTTTGCTTTTACTTCATCAATAAGTTTTTTACCTGTCATTTTTTCTTGCATTGATAATTTAATAGTAGGTTTAGGAAGTTCTCTTACACCTTTATTATTAATAGCAATGTCATATGCTTCATGAAGGTTACATTTTTGATTGTAATATTCCCATACTCTATAAGGTTCAGGCGTTAATAAATTTCTATCTTTTAATTTATCTTGAAATAAATTTTTATGCCAAACATCATATGTCCTGTTAAAAAGATCTGGATGTCCTTTGTAAAAATCTGTTCCACCTTCACATACAATCACAAAATCATCATCTGGATTTTCTTCTTTAAATTTTTCTAATGCTGGAATACTTGAGATTGTCCTTCCTGCTCCACCATTAACAAAAATTGCTGTATTTCTTTTTTCTGTCATTTGTTAATATTTCCTTTGATATAGATACTTATTTAGAAATCCCAGTAGAACATCTGAGTTCCGGTTCTTGGCATTTGTACTTCCCATTTGCCGTTAATTACTACTCCACTAGGACTGCTTGTAGGTAAATCATGCCTATTGCCATACTTGTCACAACAACTATCAACTGTGATAATAGGTATGCTATACTGTAAACTCATCATCCTTAAATGTATGTCATGCCATTCCATCCAAATCTCATCTTGATCATTGCCTCTATCACCATTTGTGCTATGCAATATTAACTCGACACCGTTCATACTTGCTAACATTGGTAAAGATGGAGCATTAAATCTAAATCCATTCCCCCAAAAATCATTACATATCATTCCGGTTGTTCTAATACCATTACAATAATGTGTTTTGATTGTTCCAGGTGGGTCTGCTAATACTTGGTCCCAACTACTGCTAGGACTATCCATGCCACCTACTATGTATTGTTTGTTTGTTGCACCTAAAAATAATCCTTCAGGGTCATAATATCTTATTTGATTTTTTCTAATTGCGCCTCTATGTTCTATGTCTACCCAAAGTGTGCCTAATGCTAAACCAATTTGTAAACCTTGTGCTTTAGCAACTAGTTCTGTGGCGGCTGACTGTATGCCAGTCACTCCGTCCTTTGCTACTAAATCAAAATTAGGAAAATATCCTGTAAGAGATCCTTCAGGCGTTATTAACCAATTTACTTTATTTTCTTTGCACCAATCTAAACAGTCTAATATAATCTGTTTATTTTTTTCTATTTCCTGTGTTACAGGCATCTGTAAGCCAGCAAATCGTACAGGTGGTCTTTCTTCTGTTTGCATACAGATATTTACAGAATAAAAAAGGCGCCGTAGCGCCTTTTGAATTTACTTATTTTGTATTAAATTGTTCCGCAAGGGGAACTAGGATAAAGAACTTTCCAAGCCGCATATCTTTGGCACTTATGTATTTTAAATTTAGCACCAGTACCTGCACTTGAAGTAGTATAAGTAGCGTCTGCATATTCTTTTGCATCTCTACCTATAACAATGTCGTTACCGTCATTTATTGCTTGGTTGCCTGATAGTTTAATACCTGTTATAGCACCACTACCATCAACTGTTGTAACAGTAACTTTCATTGCATCAGCAGTGATATAATCACCTATAACTGCTTTTGCAAAACTTATTTCGTCGTCAACTGAATAACCTGAACCAGCCGCTGTAATTTCTGCATCAAAACTGTCTCCATATTTTACAGGAAGGTCTCTTAATTCTTGTCTAAAAGTTGACCAAGCAGTTGATACCTCAGTTGGCATATCACTTTTTACTTTGTGATCCGTACCTGCTAGTAATGAATTTCTATGTTTTCTTACGTGTGGCCATTTCACATGAGGTTGTTTCCATGGATAATGTTCTCTTCCACCTTCTATAGAACTTGCAACTTTCTTAAATGTTTTAGCATCAAAGTCATATTCAATGTCAAACTTTTCGTAAGTGTGTTCTGGTGGTGGATCTTTGTAAGTTAAGTATTGTGATCCATTTGGTAACGTTTCTGTAATTTGTTCTAACGCTTCATCTTCAAAATCACATTCCTGTAAAGAACAAATAATAGGATGTTCATCACAATCAACATACACTTTTTCTAAATGCGGTGCTGGTTGAAAATCTAAACCTTCATCGTAATCCATGTAAGCACTAGGAGCCAACTTTTTAGTTTCTTTGTCAACGAAAATCCACATATCTTCTGGACCATCATAAGTGTGTGTTCCTTGAAGTTGTTCGTTATCAAACTGACCTAGATACTCATCTGGTTTAGGGTAGTTAAATGTAATTTGTTTAAATGCCATATCTCTTACCTATCCTTAATAGTACACCACGTACACTAGTCCACCACCGCCTGGTGATCCACAACAACATGGCTCACCAAATACCTGTGCTGACATTCCGCCACCACCTGGAAATAGTCCAAAGCCTTGTGATCCACCCCAAGCACAACAACCGTTAGGTCCGTTTCTTGGTGATCCTTGTGCAACGTTTTGTGTTACATACATATTACCTCTATCATGACAGTATTGACTTAACTGTGAAGATGCCTGCGTAGCACCTAATCCAAAGTCCATACCTGAATAACCATGTACACAATATTCCATTCTACAACATGAATAACACGTTCTATACATGAAACATTCTGTACGCATAACTCTACCGCCACAGGCTCTTGCACACCAGTTACCTGATCTACATACATAGGTGTCATAACCTTGTTGACAGTTTCCTTTTTGTCTACAACAAGTAGTTCCAGCCGCACAAATTGTCATTTGTTGTCCAGCCTCTACTGTTAATGCTTTTTGTCCGTATGATCCTGAAGTTGATGGATATCCCATTTGACAACAACAAGCACCATCTCCTGAAGCACCTCCGCCCCATAATTCAAATATTGCGTAACTAGTACCTGCAGGTACAGTCCATAAACAACATCTACCTCCATTATTTACAGAGGTTGTTGAAGTGTTATATACTGCAAGTTCTTGAGGAACAGTTGTCTCTTCAGCATATCCAAATAAAAATTGTCTTAAACTACTCATAACTTCTCCTTATGGGTGTGCAAAGTAAAGTGTTACTAAACCGCCCATTCCTTTCGCTCCGCAATAACATACTTCGTTGTGCGTTACACCTGATGCTCCACCACCACCTGGGAATACTCCATGGTCTCCCTGGTCTTGTCCATGTGATCTATAACAACCACTTCTTGACATTCTAGTTGGTGTAGTTAAAGGTGCACTTGGTATAAACTGGTGCATATCAGAGGCACAGTGAGCAGAACCATGTCCACCACCTGTTGTACCACAGAATGATAATGTACCGCCGTTTACACAACCGCAATTAAACTGTTGACATCCTGAATAAGAACATCCTTGACTCCAGAAACATTTGGAAGCCGTTTCCGCTCCTCCGGATACACACATACAGAACCCACCTGGTCCACATACGTAAGTTGGAAATCCTCTACAAGGATAACATCTTGAGTGACAGCAAGTACTACCTGCCGCACATAAAGTAAATTGATCTCCTGCTGACGCTGTTATAATACGTCTAGCATAAGAACCACTACCGCCGGCCCAACCTTGTTGGCAACAACAAACACCAGCACCTGGTCCACCGCCTCCCCAAATTTCGAAAGCGACCCAAGTAACTCCTGTTGGTGCAGTCCACTGACAGCATTGTCCACCGTTGTTTGAACTAGTAATATTTGTATTATATACTCTCAAACTTCTTAATGGATCAGATCCTGCTGAACTTGTACCATACTGTAATAAGGTCCTTAATGAGGCCATCTTAGTCTCCTATTAAATCCGCGCCTGGTTCAACTGGAAAGTTTACCATGTGTGCTGGAAACTCATCTGCTGTACCTCTTTTAAAAGTAGCAGGTAAGTCTCTCAACTTTTGTCTGTATTCTTTCCAAACTGTTTTTGTTGCTTCTGGCATATCTTCTGCAATCTTGGCATCTGAAGCCGTAAGCAAATTGTTTCTAACTACAATTAGTTCATCCCATGAACTCCAAGGTTGTCTCCATTCCATTGTCCAAGTACCACCTGTGTAAGTCGTACCATCTGCTGACAATGTTCCGTCCATGTTATAAACACAATCATCTAATTCATATGTATGATCAACTGTTGTTGGGTCTGGTCTCTCATAAGTAGTACCATCTGGCAAATCTACTACTAGTTGAGTTTGATTTTTAACAGTTTCCCATTCAGTTGTATCCCATAAAGAACATATTGTAGGATCAGTTGCACAATCAACTTCGATTTTAAACTGACCTTCTGGAGTTGGAAATTCTGATCCATTCTCCTCGTCTGTAAGCAATAATCTACTTCTAGTAGATTTGCCTGTGTCTTTATCTACAAATATCCAAATCTTATCCGGGCCTTTAAAAGTCGCCTCAGCAGTTTTATTGTCGTTTCTAGTCTGCGCCAGATAATCATCAGGGATATCATAGGTAAAGTCTTTTTCAATTATAGTATTTGGCATAATTTAAGTCTCCTATTCCCTTTCTAACTATACGATATTTTGACTGCGCCGGCTTGTCCCCAGCCTCCCCAACAGCATGGATTACCACAGGCCGCACCTGAGCCTCCACCACCGCCTGGGAATTCTGCTAGACAACTAAAACACGATCCCGTGTTTGTAAAGTTACCTGCACACCAGTCTTTACTTTTTCTTTGTCCACCAAATATTGGTGTACCACCAGTCCATGTCCAAAATTGATTGTGACAGTACTGAGATCTTTTTGCACTTCCAGTTACTCTTGGAAGTCCCCAATCACCTGTTCCGCAACTATATACGAAACTTGGATGACAAGTGTAAGCATCAGTAAAGCAACATTGTTTACCACCGCAACCACCCGGTGCACACGTTGTTGGAATACTTGATCCTGTTACAAAACTTGGATAGCCATCGCCACCTAAACATCCGTGACAACAACAAGGAGTAGAACCACCAGCACAAACCGTATATGTATTTCCTGCTGACGTGTTGACTGTTCTTATCGCGTATGCTCCACCAGAGGCCGGTCTATTTGGAAACTGACAACAGCATCCGCCACCGCCGCCTCCGCCGCCGCCCCATAGTTCAAATGTAGCGTTTACTTTTCCAGTAGGTACGGTCCATAAGCAACATTGTCCACCGTTACCTATGTTATCATCTTTCCTGTAGACCCAAAGTTGTTGGGTGACTCCACCCTTGACTGGTGCTACGTCACTTAAAAATGCTCTTAATGATGACATCGTACTTCCTTCTCCTAATTCTTACGTTCCGCTTATGATCCAACCGTAAGTTGCACCTGTATATACAAGTGTTACTGCAACGTTGTTGACATCTAGCACTAAATTTTCTGCAAGGTTCTGTATTTTTGCACCGTTTCTTGCTACTGTAATGTTACTTGCGTTAGCAACACCAGTTACATCAATAATCTGAACGGTGTCGTTAACTAACAGTGACGTAGAAAGAGGAAGTGTAATAGTGAACCCGCCAGTTGTACAAAGAATTCTGTCATTTACTACCGATTGATAGGTAGCATTGACTTCTTTAACAACTGTACCTGCTGTTCCTGTGGTTGTTATATATCTTCCCATTGTTTTATCCTTATCCTTATTAGTATTTATACTTTATGCAGTTGTTTCAATTCCGAAAACAACGGCACTAACGTTAACGGCAGATGAGTACACTACCAATTTCTTCCCAGCATCCATAACGATACCAGATCTCTCCAGAACCCCCTTGGCTAAAACTTCTACATCGTACTCAATGTACTCGCCATTTGTGGGTGTATCTGCACTTGCAACCGCCATTCTGACTGATATTGCACTATTACCTCTATTGCATAACGAACACGTAACAACCCCATAAGTTGATGCGGGAACGGTATAAACGGTAGTTAGTGTACCAGCGGCTAAATCTGCGGCGCCTAGTCTTCCTGTTGCCATAGTTCTATCTCCTTTATCCCATTAAAAACATATTTAGTGCAACCGGCGTCCCATCAACTCCACCCTTGAAGTTCATAGTTGCGTTTACATTGATCGGAACAACTGTTGTTGTAGTAATTTCCTGACCGGAAATTTGTACTAGTCCAGCAGTTATCTGGTTAACGTTCAATGTGGAAGCACCACCACCTATTTGTGATGTGATATATGTTTTAATTGCTTTTTGTGTTGGCACTATACTATCACTATTTGCGGCAAATGATCCATCAGTGCTAAACTCATTAATAGTTGCACCTGTTGATCCTAATGCTACTGATCCCAGTGATAATTCTTGTAGACCACTTATGTTAAATGCATCAGCATTTAGGGTCGCGACTCCTGTACTTTGCTCAACTGTGAATAACCCGCCAACTCTAAAGTTACCATCTTGGTCAGTTGAAGTAAAGAACACTCTACCTCCATCACGTTCCCTAGTCTCGTTTGCTGGAATAGGATTTTGTAATGGAATATTTGGATAGTTGGTATTAGCAAAGTTACCAGTACCAATATCTAAGAAGTCATGTCCTGTTAATCTAACTTGTGAATATCTAATTCTAATTGTTGTATCTTGATTGTGAGCAGGTGCACTGCTTACTGCAACGTTTGGTGATACTTGAAGTGTTGCACTAAATGGTCCTTGACCTATCAAGTTTGTTACACTTACAAGTTTGAATACTGTATCACTTATGTTACTAAATTGTACGTTTGATCCTGCAACTGGTGATCTTGCCATTCCAATTACATTTACATATTGTCCTGATTGGAATTGATCTCTAAATCCACCACCATATTTTAATTTACCGCCTGATAGATAAGTTCCATAAGCGCCACTTAATGTTCCATCAATACCAGTTGTTAATGCTGGATCTATATATAAGTCTATGTTGTTTGCATCAATCACTTTTGCAAAGTAAGTATTGTCATTAAGTTGAATACTTCCAACAACTTCTGTAATTTTTACTTTAGCACCTTGTTGAATTGTGTGTCCGCCACTTGCTGTAACTCTAATTGGATTGTTTAAAGCAACACCAGTAATATTAGTTTCAGTAAGTGTAGCAGTTACAGTTGCACTTGCAGTTTCAAATGCCTGACCTCTACCTGCGTTTGTTGAACCTGCGTAAGTAGGTTGTGCTAACACACCGTCACCTATTCTTACACCTGTTGGTGCTTCTGTTGTGTTGTTAGGATCAGTAATTGTAATTGTAGGAGCAGTTAAATAACCTTGTCCTGGTTCCCAAATTCTAATCTGTGATATTTTTCCATCAACAACTGTTGCTCTTCCTAATGCTTTGATGCTTGAACTTGAACCATCACCTGTTGGTGCTGAGAAAGTAATTCTTGGTTCAATCTCATATGCAGTTGTACTGTCAAGTAAATTTAAGATAGATTCACCTAACAAGTGATCCCAACCTGCTGTACCGTCTGAATATTTTCTAACAGTTGCAACTTTTGTACCTGAGTTATACGTGTCAATGTAAGCATACTGACCTGCACCAAGTCCTGCTTTAATAAAGATTCCTAATCCTACTAATGCACCTGATGTATTTGTGTCAGTGTTTGATATTGTAATCTGTGTTGCGTTACCAATCTGAGCATTGTTGCTTACAAATTTGTAATCAGCACCACCTAAGTTACTTGGACTTGTTTGTGTTTCAAGCATTCTAACTTCCATCACACCACCTGTTCTGTAAACAGGAGTAATAGTACCCAAGTTATAACCTTCACCTGTAATGGCTATGTTTGCAGTTCCACCTCCAAGATCATAATCTCGTCCAGCATTTAGGTATTCTAATGTTAATACTCTTTCACCGTCAGTAGTTACGTTTGCAACTAGTGCCTGACCTGCTTTGTTATCTACAAATCCTGTGATAGGTGTTTCTGTTGCATCAACACCTTCTGCCACACAACCAAAATCACCATATGATGAGTTACCGTTTGTAGCACGAATCTTACCACCGTTTTCTGCAAGATAACCTATGTGACCATAATATGAGAACACGGAAACAAGTTCTGATCTACCTAAGTTTGTTACCCATACACCAATACCATCTGATAGTACCTGCGTAAAGTCGTTTGCAACAACAGAGTCATTACCACCTGCGTGTAGGTCACCGTCAATTTTTAATCCTATACATCCTGTACCAAATGTTGTTACGTTTTGTACATAACAAGATTTGTTTTTTACCCACACATCTTCGTGTGCTGGTCCCCAACCTGGATCCAACGATACATAAGCACCTGCTGTTGGACGTTTAGTACCAAATGAGTTTGCTACTCCAAGTGTTCCATTTAATCCACTTACTGTACAGTTTCTTAAACCTGTTCCATTTCTAACAAAGAACATATTTTCTAAAGTAGATCCACTTACACTATTTGCATAAAGTCTACCTGCTCTAATTGCCATGTATGTTCCATCATAAACTATATCATGCTGTACTGCTTCTACATATCTTCTTACGTCTCTCTTACAAGCCGCTTGAGCAGTTGAATCAAATCCAGTGTATCCTGGGAATGTATTTAAAATATAATTTGTTACATCTTCTGCAATAAACTCTTTGTTTTCTTCTAATCTTAATACAGCATTTTTTACACCCAACTCTTGGTTTGGACTCATTTGTCCTGACATTGTTGGATTTACTGCTGTTGAATCACTTACTACATTGTAATTAATATAATCATGTATAGCATCAACAACTGCTTCTGCTTTTGTTACTGCCGCGGCATCACCTGCCGGGTGTGCAGTATCCTGTGTCAAAGGATTGTTTGTTTGTTTTGTAATACTTGTGTTAAGAATGATATTGTCAATGATTGATTTCATATGAAGAATACCATACAAACTAAATGCAGTGTCATCTGAACTTGTCAATTGACCTGCTGGAGTAATTTTTGTTGAACGCAGTTCGTCACCTACGACAGCACAACTTTCTGGAATTACCATTGGAAGTACTTCTGCGAAAGTTCCTGTCTTAACAAATAATGTATCGTTAGCAACTATCTCTGCTGGGATACCGCCACCACTTGCTAATGAAACTGCACCTGATGTTGCACTTACAAATGTGTGAGCATAATTTCCATCTGGATTTATACCAACGTTTACCCTAATTGTTGTACCTGTTGTACTTGTAATTGCAATTGGAGTAACGTATGCTGGGTCAGTTGTTCTTGGATATGTTTTCTGTGATACGTTATTATCTTTATCACAAGTAAATGTTAAACTGTTTGTTTTTATAATAATTTTTGTGTTAACTGCTAAACTATGTGTACCTATTGTTAAATCCATATCTCCAGTAGCACCATCATAAGTTGCCGCTGTAACATTGTAGGTTGTGCTTGTTGCACTGTTTGATACAATAGCATCTCTTGAAACATTTATTAAACTATCAACTACTGTTTGTGCACCTGCTTCTTCGCTTATGGTTGCATTTTTAATTTGCAATGTTGCAGGAGAAACACTCATTAATGTTTGATAATTTGTACTTGGAGTATTTTGTGTTAACACATCATCAATTAATGTTTTCATGTATGCCAACATAGCCGCCCACTCAGTTGTAAGTGAACTATTAGTTACATAGTAACTAAATGAATTTGATCTAAAAAAGTTTAAAGCAACTTGTCTTGACTTTCTGTTACCACCATGACTTAAATCAAACTCAACACCATCTAATAGATGTCTTAAATCTCTTGACCAGTTAGCCGCTGTGTAAGTAAATGAAGCACTGAATGGACTTGCATTAGTTGAAATCTGCCTGTCAACCCATGCTAAAGTTTCAGCAACAATAAATGCTTTGTTTCTTTTAAATAATTCTGTTGCGTAAGGTTTTCTAGCACCTTTTTCTATTTGTTGTAAACCAAATTGTACAGTCTTGAAAGGTTTATCAAGTGTTACACCATAAGCAGGAACAGATTGATCTACTCCTGTGGATGCTACATAATAAACTGCTTCAATCTGACCAAAGTATCCCCACGCTGGATCTGTACCAGCATCGTTTACTTTTAATACTTGTCCTGGTGAACCTATTGCAAGTCTAGTTGGTCCTGCTCCACCGTAGTAAACTAGGTCACCACGTGTAGTTAAGTTTCCTGATTCAACACCACCACTTAATAAATTCCAATTGGTTCCTGAAGTATCTTGATCTGGTCTATTCTGTGCAGTTACTTGGTCCGCTGTGTGTTCAAGTACACAAACATAAGAGTTAATATTGTTAATACCTCTAACAGTATCACCTTTGTCATAGTAAGCACCGTTAGTCCAAGTATTCTTCCAATAAAAACCTTGATTTAATTTATCCCATTTTGTATTGTCTGGTGGTCTGTTACCAACACCGTCAGCGATTGCCAAATATGTCCAACCACCTACTCTTACAACATCACCTACTTTGTAATTTGTTGTGTTACTGTAATCACCTTTTAAACTAAATCCAGTTGTAAATAGATCCCAGTTAGAAGTATTGTTAAATGGTGTTGCCGCATAGTTGTTTGTTTTTGAAACGTAAGAATATCCACCGTAAGTAACAACGTCACCTGGTTGATAGTTTACATTATTTTGCCAACTGTCTTCAAATTCTAATCCTGGAACAAATATTGCCCAGTTACTTTCGTCTGCGGCAAGTGTAGTTGTTGAAGTATGGTATGTAGTACAAATCCAAATGTCTCCACCATACTTAACTAAATCATTAATTTTATATCTTGTTGTAGTTGCCCAGTTACCTTTGTATTCAATACCTTTGTGTAGGTAATCCCAGTTAGACTGATTTGCCTCTAAACCTAAAGCATTAGTTGCCGCGGCAGTGTGTCCTGTACCACAAACATAAATCTGACCGCCATATCTTACTACATCATTAGTTCTATATCTTGTTGTTGCTGTCCAGTTTCCTCTCCATTCAAGACCTCTTGCAAAAGTGTCCCATTTTGCATTATCTAATTCTAATCCATCTGAAGTTGAAGCCGCCGAAGTGTGTTTTTCAGTACAAAGATATAAATCTCCACCATAAGCAACAATGTCGTTTACTTTGTATCTAGTTGAAACTCCCCAAACACCTTTCCAATCAAATCCTTCTGTCCATAGATCCCACTTGGATTGATCTAATTCTAATCCATCTGATGTTGTTGATGCTGAAGTATGTCCTGTGTTACAAACATATAACAAACTACCATATTTTACAATGTCGTTTGGCTTATAAATTGTTGATAAAGACCAGTCACTTTTCCATTCTTGACCGTCTGCTAGGTTGTTCCATTTTGTAGATTGATCTGCTTCAAACGTGCCAGAAGCAGTGTGTCCAAGAATACAAATATATGTACGTCCACCATATCTAATTACGTCATCTTTATAGTATTGAGTGCCTGTTGACCATGCACCTTTCCATATAAATCTGATTCTACCTAGTTTAAACTCTGCCATTTTTGAAACCTATCGCTTTCTTAAATATATTTATCATAATCGTAAATTCCTATAATCCATACCCTTGTTCTTGTGGTGTAGTAGGATCTCCCTCATCTATGTTAGAAAATACTCCACCTGCTGTAAAATACGTCATTGCCGTCATTGTTCCATCAATTCCCTTCTGGAAATTCATTTTTACCGGTACTTGTATGGTATTTCCACTGGTTGTTGTGATCTGATTACCAATAATTTTAACTTCTCCTGATATCAATGCGTTAACATTAACATTTACTCCACCACCTGATATTCTAGAAGCAATGTAAGCCGCTACTGCTCTTTGTGTTGGAACAATATTGTTACTATTTGCGGCAAAAGTACCGTCTTTTGAGAATTCTTGTATAAGTGCATTCGTACCACCTAGTGTAACACCACCTAATCTAAGTTCTGTTAATCCTTCTAATTGGAAGTAACTTGCGTTAAGTGTTACAATACCTGTGCTCTGTTCAACCTCAAACAATTCACCAACTCTAAAGTTACCATCTTGGTCAGTGGATGTATAGAATACTCTACCACCGTCCCCTTGAGCGGTTTCATTAAATGGTTTGTCCTCATAGTTTTCATCTGGTATCAACAATGGATAATTTGATTGATACAAGTCTCCTCTACCTATTTCTAGGAAGTCATGTCCTGTTAATCTTACCTGACTGTATTTCTGTCTAATAATAAATGTTTCATTATGATTAGGAGATTCTGCTCTATCTAACGTTGGACTAATTGTTATTGTCGCTGTTAGGTTTGGTTCAGATCCTGCCAAGTCAGTAACTGACTGAATACTATAAACAACGTCATTAATTTCATTAATATATAAGTTGTCTCCAGGTCCTGGTTCTCTTGATAATTCTTTTATAACTAATTTTTCACCTAGTTGGTATTCGTCTTTGTAACCATCTCCAGTTACCGTTACCCCAATGTTTAGATATCCTGTACCTCTGTTAGTAAATTCTAATGGACCTAAAACTCCAGTTCCAAGTCTAACTTCATAAGTCACTGAACCTGTTTTGTCTGGATCAATGATGCTTAATGTTGGTGCTGATCCTGTGTAACCAGAACCTGCTTCAACTATTGTAAATTCACTTATTCTATTACTTACAATCTGAGGAATTATTCTTGCAGTTGCACCATATTCAATTGTTGTAATTTGTGATACTGTTCCATTTTGTGTTGGAAAGAATTGTGGTCCACCAGTACGTGAACTACCTGCAAATATTCCATTGTATGCACCACCTATTGATGCTTTGTTATCCCATAAATTACCATCTGGAGAAACACAAATTTGTCCATTGGCACTTACAGCCACAAAAACACCTTGTTGATAAGTTACATAAAAGTTATCTGCCGCTGGTGTGTCTTCACCCATTAACCACTGTGTGCTACCTGCCGCAGTGCTTTTGTTTGTCAAACTGTAAAAGAATTTATTATTTACAGTTGATATATCATTTGGAGAGTCATAAGCCGCCGCTACAAATCTACCATTACCAAAACATAAACTTGCAACGTCATATTGTACGTTACCTAAGTCTGGACCTTGTGTCCAACTTGAACCGTTGTCTACACTTTCCCAAGTATCTCCTGCTTCATTCATTGCAATCCACTTGCCGTTACCATATGCTAAAAATTTTACGTTACTAAATCCTGCTGATACAGTTGTCCAAGTGTCTCCGTTGTTTGTACTTACGTAAGCATTGGAATCACTGTTTGCTAGTGCAATATGATATCCATCTCCATAAAGTAAACTGTTATATGTGCCTGACGGTAGTGTACCTCCACTTGTCCAGTTTGTACCATCTCCTGACTTTCTAATGTTACCTGCACTATCAATTGCTACAAAGAAATTATTTCCATCTGCAACTGCTATGTAAGGTAAGTTAGTATAACTTGCCGCATTGTTCCAAGTTGTTCCATCAGTGGTCCATATAATACTATTGTTACCAACTCCAACTGTTAATCTGTTACTTCCTAATTTTTGATACGCCATAGATTTGATATCTGTACCTGATGGTGCGTTGTTGTTATTAGTATTGTATGGCGGTTCTGAAACATCAATTCTTGGAGTTATTTGATATCTAGTTGTTTCATCTAATACAGTTTTTATAGGTTGTCCAGGTAGTAAGTGTTCCCAACCAGCAATGCCATCTGCCTGTCTTGCTATGGTCATTTTCTTATTACCTAAACTTACTGAACTAATTAAAAATGTAATGTTTGCACCCTGTCCACCAAAGTCTACGTTTGTGTAAGTGATAATATCGTTTGCAAGATTATCTTTTCCAACATTTGTTACTGTAACTGTTGCATCACCTGTTGCATCAATAGTTATTGTCACGGTTGGTTCTGTTGCTAGTGCGTTACTACTTGTACCTACTTTACCTGTGTATGTTCCTTCTACTCTAGTAGCGTCAGTTGAACTTGTAACTGTTCCTGCAATCACTCCACCTGTGTTCCAATCGTAACTTGTAATATAACCATACTGTCCTCTACCTTCACCTTCAACAATAGTTAAAAGTTTGTTAAGATAATAATTTTCTTGTTGTGTATCAGAGTTTGCAATGTTGATACTTAAACTATCTCCAAGTTGTGCTCTGTTGTTTACAAAAGTGTATCCGGCACCACCTGCTATACTTGAATCACCTGGATCAAGCACACGTACTTCCATGATACCATTGTCTCTAAATTCTTTAATATTAGCCGCGGCATTTTGTCCTGACCCTGTAATAGTTGCAGTACCACTTGTATAATGATTACCTGCATTATTATATCCAACTGTGAACAATTGGTTTTCATCATTGTAAACTTGACTTATAGTTGCTTCTTTTGACCAGTTGTTAACTTTACCTGTTATTGGACTTTCTGAATTATCATATCCAATCGCAACAGATCCAAAGTCACCATATGAGTTGTTACCGTTGGTTGCTCTAACCTTACCACCATCGGTACATAGATAACCTATGTGACAATAGTATGTAAACACTGATACTAATTCTGCTTTACCTTCACCGCTACACCAGAAGCCAATACCTTGTTGTAAAATTTGTGTGAAGTCATTAGCAACAACAGATTTGTTACCACCATTGTGTAGGTCGCCATCAATTCTTAAACCAATACATTCTTCACCAAACGTTGAAACGTTTTGTACATAAGTTGATTTATTTGTGATCCATACACTTTGATCACTTGGTCCATCACCTGGATCAAGAGCAACAAAGGCACCACCTGTAACACGTTTTGTTTGGAACGTGTCAATGTTTCCTAATGAACCTTTTAATCCTGCAAGAGTCATGTTTCTAATTCCGCAACCATTACGTACTCTAAACATATCCTGATCTTCAAATGCACTACTTGCCGGTTCAATTCTAGTTGAACGTAATTCGTCTCCAACAATGGCAACGTCTGCCGGTACTTTAATTGGAAGTTGTTCTTTGTAAGTTCCTGTTTTAACAAAAATTGTAGCAGGTGATCTAGTTGCTTCATCCTGGAAAATATAATCACAAGCATATTTTACTGTTTTAAATGGTGCTGAATCTGAAAGTCCTCTTCCAGTAGTTGTGTTATCTAAACCATCTGGTGCAACATAAAATACGTTTGCAACTGCACCTAAGTCTTCATATGCAGGAATAGTGTTGATTACTTTTAATACATCGCCTGGATTTCCTATACCTTGTCTTAAGGTACTTGTACCATCATGTGTTCTAATGTCACCTCTGTATTGTAGAACGTTTGTTAATCCACCTTGAATTACTTTTGTCCAGAAGTTGTCTTGTGTATATTCCATATCAAGATCTGGTCTTGATCCTGATGCTGTTGCTGTATGACGTTTGACACATCTATACAGTGTACCTTCATATGTTACAATGTCACCTAAGAAATAGTTTGTAGGCGATAGTGTTACTGGATCTGATTCAATCCAATAGTCTCTCCAATGGTCACCTGTAATTAATGTTTGCCATGTGTTTCCTGATTGTGCTGTATTCCATACGCCGTTGCCGTACATAGTTGAATGGTTGTTACAAACAGGATACAACTGACTGTATGCGTCTCTTGGTACAGTAATTTTTACATATCTAACGGTTGCACTAGCAAATCCACTGTCATAATCTTGTGGATTCAAATAATCAGTACCATCTAAATGATATACAACTCCGCCTTGAAAATAATTGTATGAACTATCAACCCAATGACCATTTTTCTGTGTGCTGATGTAAATTGGATGTGTATTGTTTGTGCTATCTGATTGATTAAAGATGTAAGTATTACCTTCTATCAATGTAATTGTTGCTTCTGCTACACCGTCAATATAGAATCTATTTCCTGATCCAGGATCACCAACTGTTACTGCATAAGTTGTAGTTGTTAATGAATCATCTGGTTCACTACCTGTGCTATCTCTTAATGCTATAAACACATGACCATTTAATCTAACAACGTCACCTGTCTTATATGATGTTGTACTTCCCCAGTCACTTGCAGTGTCTTGCGTGTTTGCATCTGTGTTATATTGAGCACCAAGTCTGTAACCTTGTGTAAGTAATTCCCAGTCTCCTGTGTCTTGTAGTTTTAAATTTGCACTTGGTACACTTGAAGTGTTTACTGTCAATGCTGTGTAACTATATCCTCCATAAGTAACTATGTCTCCTGGTTGATATGTAATTGAATCTACCCATTGATTTTCAAATCCTAACCCTGGTATCCATGTTTCAAAGAATGAAGTTGAAAATATACTTGTAGGTACATGAGCAGTAGTACATCTAAACAATGTTGGTCCATAACGTAAAACGTCTCCAACTTTAATTTTTTTACTTACTTCTAATGTCTGTGAGCCTGTTGAATCCGCATTAAAAGTAATTGCATTTCTTCCGAATACTGCATCAACTTTACTTGTATGGAAACTAATATTTGTTGCATCAACATATCTAAGATAGTAATTCTTGTTGTCTGTTAAAGCAGAATCAATTGTACCAGTTTGTGTGTACTTGAATATTGTTCCGTTGTCATCTGATGTAAACGTATGCACACACGTTGCACTTGTTCCTGCAAATGCAGTAATGTTTAGATCTTCTTTTGCTTTCCATTCACCAATGTATTCAATACCATCAACCAATGTTTCCCATTTAGCATCATCTGGTTCAATCCCTAAATTATCGTCTGCCTGAGCAACGTGTCCTGTGACACATCTTTTAGTTACTCCACCGTATCTAATAATATCATGATTGAAATATCTTGTGCCGGGTGTCCAATCACCTCTCCAAGAATCTGTTTCAATTACTGTGTTCCATTTTGCAACGTCTAATTCTAAACCAGTTACTGTGTTTGAACTTGTATGAGCAGTCACACATCTGTATAGTATTCCACCATAACTTATTGTGTCTCCTACTCTGTAAATTGTAAGAGGTTGCCATTCAAATCTCCAATTGTCTGAAGCATCTAAAATTTTCCAATTACCAATATCTGTATCGCCAATAGCACCATTATCATATAAATGGAAATATTGTCCAGCATTTGTATGAACAGTTCCCGTGTCTGCTTGGTTGTAATCATAATAATATATTTTATCAGGTGGATTACTTGGGACAATAAGTTTAACTTTTCTGTCTGATGCTGATGCAAATCCACTTAGGTAATTTGCAAGTGTAACAACTGATCCATCTAGCAAATAAGTTACGCCATTAGCATAAACTGAACCACCATTATGATGACCATCCCAATACGTGCTTAACACAATTGGATGTGTTTGTCCGCCAAATGTTATGTTTGAATTATCTGTTTGATCAAATATGTATTGATGACCTTCAACTAAACTTAATACTCTGTTTTCAGTTCCTGCAAGATAAAAATTACCTGCCGCTTCCGCAACGTTGATAGAGCCACCTTGATTTGTATGAGTATGACACCAGTAATATAACGTAGAAGGTGCAGTTGAAGGAACTGCAATCTCAACACTACGAGTAGTAGCGGTTGCAAATCCACTAACATATCCAGACATGGTAGTAGTAGCACCATCTAACATATAAGTTACACCATCATTATAATGACCATTACCATTATGATCACCATCAGGACCAATACTAAACATCAATGGATGTGCTTGATTATTGTAGTTACCATTACTTCCTGGTGATTGATCAAACGTATAAGTTTTTCCTTTTACAAAACTTAATGTAGGTGTCTGTACATCATCTATGAAAAAATATCCATTTGCTTGTGAAGGACTACCTGCTTCAACTGTTACTGTAAAATCTTTATCTACTGGAGAATTGACTGTATCAAATCCAGTGACAACATTATAGGTTGTTGCAGATGTTGGTGGTGAATAACTTTGTGCATCATGGCCTATTATACATTGATAAAGTTGTCCACCATACTTGACAATGTCATTTACTTTATAATACGTTCCTGGTTGCCAAGTGTTTTTCCACGACACACCATCAAGCATCTGTGTCCATTTAGGATTTGTGCTATCAAATGCATCTGTGTAGAAGTCTGTACCTGCAACGGAATCGTCTACTGATGTGTGGCCAAATATACAAACATAAACTTTACCACCATAACTTACCACGTCATCTTTGATGTATGCAGTAGTCGAAGACCATGCACCTTTCCATCTAAAACGTATTCTATCTAGTTTAAATTCGGCCATTAGTTTTGAACTCTTTCACTTAATCTATTGTATTTATCGTTGTACATTATGGACTTACTCCGTCAGGATAACTGTATGATTCATTAACTCTGACAACTAATTGTCCTTCATTGTCTACATAATAAAACAAACTTCTGTCATCCCATCTGTATTGTTCATAGTTCAGGTTCTCATATGTCTTATTGTGTTCTTCATCTCTACCTGAAAAGAACTCTATTCCTCTTTGAAAGTCTGGTAAATTTTGTGTAGGATCACCTGGCTTGTTAACTTGCACACCATCAGTTGTTTTCAAAGCGTCTGCCTTGATAAGATACAAGTCACCATCATCAGTTCTTCTCAAACCATAAAAATATCTTGCACCTTTTACAGTTGCATTTACAGTTTGTATATTATTTCCTACACTAAACGCACTCACTTAACTCTCCTTACGTCACTATATTAATCGTATTACCCATGTTTGTATGTGCAGTACATTGGTAATATAAAGTATTTGGAGCACCCATTGGTACTGTAAAGTACTGTGTGCCTGTTTTAGATCCAGTTACGCCATCAGTATATGCTGATCCACCATTTGTTGTTCTAATTTCAAATGGGTGTGAACCTCCAGTTGTATTAATGAATACGTATGTAAATCCTCTCATCAAATACAATACTGGATCATTTGTTGTTGTTGGAAAACCTGGACCAGTAAAAGTGTAATCACTTGATTGATTGGCTCCAAGTGTCCAAGTTATTCTTACACCATTTACAACTTCCCAACTTGATCCATTGTATCCAACATGGTTACCAGCGGCCGCGCCTGCTGTATTAACATCTGTCAATGCACCTAAAGTTGTTGCACCTAGTGTTCCGTTAAAGGCTACTGTTAATGTATCGCCAGTTACTGATGTTGCAATATTGGCTCCACCTGCAATCGTTAATGTGTCTGTCAATGTGTTTGCAGTTGTTGAACCTGAGTCACCTGCCACTGTTGCAAACAAGTTTTGGTCTGTTGATTGATCCGCAACAAATTCTAAACCAGTTCCGTCTGCTTTAACTTTTACAAATCTATTTGCCGCTCCTGTAAACGCACCTGGTGTGTCAGATAAGTTTAAGAAAGCACCACCAAACAATGTTGGAGTGTTTGTAAAGTTATTATAGTTTAAGTAGTAAGATCCATCTTGACCATCTAATGTGTCAGCATCTGTACCGCCACCGCCTGATGTTACGTCAGCCGCTGGTGCCCATTTTGCCCCGTCCCATTTTAAAACTTGTCCGGTACTTGGAGCAGATGTTGTTGTGTCAACATCACTTAAAGCATCAATTGAAATATTTGCAACTTCTGAAGCCGTAATTGCTGTTGCAAATTCAACTGCTGTTGCTCCTGAATTTACTCTTAAAAGTTTGCCACCATGTGTTGAAAAACTTGCTGGAGTATCAGATAAGCCTGCAAAGGAAGATGATCCTCCACCTCCACCTGAAACAGCATCTGGTTTCCATGATCCTAAACTTTGATCCCATACAAGACTATCGCCATTTGTCGGAGCAGTATTTGAGACATTTGACAAATCACCAATATTCTTATTGACATCTAAAAGTTTTACCCATGCATTGTTGTGAGCATAGTAAACAGCACTGTCGGCCGTTACTTTTGCTAACATACCATCGTATGTTGTTGCTGAAGGTAAGTCGCTAAATGCGGCATACTTAAATGTTATTTTATTACTTCCTGTTGATAACGCCGGTGCACTATTAAACACACCATTCGTTACGTTTGTTAGGTTCGTTCCATCTCCCAATGCTGTATAAAGTTCACTAAAGTTATTATTGATCTTTACAGCACCTGAACGTAGGTTATCCCCTTGTCCATCGTTTGGAAGTACACCTGTGTTAACTGCTTGTTTTGCCATCTGTCTCTGCTCCTATGTTTTATCGTATGTCAAACTATTGTTATCAAATGTATATCCTGTTTCGTCCCAACCAGTTGATACTCCGCTGTCTTCTTCTTCACTTGTATCTGCATAAGATATAGTGCCTGCGTCTGCATCTTGGTTGACACGTACAACTAGTTCACCTTCATCATTAATGTAGTAAACTAAATTCGCATCGTCCCATCTAAACTGTTCATAGTTTAAATTTTCATATACTAAATTATGATTGATATCTCTACCATCAAAAAATTCATGTCCTTCTTCAAAGTCTGGATAATTTTTTACTGGATCACCAGACTTGTTTATAACCAATGAGTCACTTCCAAGTTGATCTATCTTTGCTAGAAATAATTCTCCGTCATCGGTTCGTCTCAAACCGTAAAAGAATCTTTCACCTAATCCGTCAAAGATTAAGTCGCTTGGATTAGGTCCAACATAAAATGGACTACTCATTATACAATCTCCACGTAACTCATGATTACATCTAAACTTGCATCAATGTTACTTTGTGCGTACAACACATTAGTTGCAGGCAATACTAATTTTTCACCACCGTTCAATGCTTTCAAAGTACTGTTCGGTGGAACAAGTACGTCTTTGAGATAATATCCTGTAACTGAAGTGTCATCGCTAATTAAGATACTTACTGAAATTACACTTGCAGTTAAATTACAAAGTGCAAGTCCAATAACAGTTGTCTTTGTAGAAACACCAGTAGTATAAACTTCTACTGCTTGTTTTCCTACATCTTTAATTACTTTATTTTTAAAAAACGTTGCCATTCTTTTATCCCATTATAATCGCTGTTTGGATTGCAATATTTTCTGCGTCCAAGGCCGAAACAGCACCTGAACTACCTGCTACTGAAACCCAGTTGTTACTTGCATCGTATATTTCTACTCTATCATCAGCAGTATTAAATCTCATCATTCCTAGTACTGGGGACGGGTGTCTGTTAAAGTTGTCCCCTGTAGGTATTACAAAACCGCCTGTGCCGTCAATTTTAAAATATCCAGTGCCTGATTGCGCCAATGTTGTTACACCACCGCTTACATTATTAGTTATCGTATTTGCATTAAAACTAAAGTTTTCTACATTTACTCCACCACTTCCATTAGCAACCAAATTCAAATTTCCATTGGTTACGGTAGTTGTAATAGTATCTCCAGTGATTTCAATGTCATCTACACTTAATTTTGGTACATCAAATCTATCTGCTGTTGCTGAAGCAACCAATGTGCCTCCAGCATAAAATTTTAATGTGTCGTCATCTGTACCTGGTGTTGCCTCTGGTGAAATATATGTGTCTTGGTCTAAGTCATATAGTCCGTTAAGTGCAATCCAGTTTCCGTCATATCCCTCAAATACATTAGTATCTGTATTGTATCTAACCATACCAACAACAGGAGTTCCTGGTCTTTGTGCAGTTGTACCTGCTGGTAGTCTTAAACTTCCTGTGCTATCAAAATGCACAGTTTGTGAAGCAGGAGTAAGTATTAAATCTCCATTTATATTTCTAATTGTATTTGTGTTAAATCTTAAATCATCAATTACAACATCACCAGTACCGTTTGCTCTTAATTCTAAGTTTGTGTTTGAGTCAGTTGTTGTAATATAGTTGTCGTCAATAGCAATACTGTCAACATTTAATCTGCCTGTGTATAAATTTGACCATTGTTTAGTTGACGAACCTAAATTATATATTCCATCCACACTAGGAACTAGGTCACTTTCTATACCTGCTGTAATTTGTATTGTATCTGATGCCGCATCACCAATAGTTATATTACCACCGATTGTCAAATCACCTGATACATCTAAGTTACCTGTGATGTTTACGTTGTCATTAAAGTTTACTTTGCCAGATGCATCAATAATTAAATCACCTGATAGTGATTCAACAATGTTAGAACTTAATTTAACGTTCCCTGTTTGAACTTTTGATCCGTCTATAGTTGTTGTGCTTGATCCATCTGTGAATGTTACACCTGTTGTTGTATCAATGTTAAAGTTTGCATTTGTAAAATTAACTGTACCTGTTTGTTGGTCAACATGGAATAAGTCACCAACTCTAAAATCACCTTTATGATCAACTGAGTTGAAGTAAACTCTTGCACCATTTAATTCTGTAGTTTCTTGTGACTGTATAACCTGTGTTGGATCGTTATCAACTTCTTTACCTAATCCAATGTATGCAAAGTTTGTACCAATTAGGTACATTGTTACACCATTACCGTTACCATATGCTCCATAGTTTCCGTAGATACAAGCACTTGCTATTGATCTTATTTCTCCACCAAAGTCTGTGTAATCAACCAAGTCCATAAATTTAGCAGTAGCACCATTACCACATCTAATATCTTGTTCATACACCCCATCATCTGTGAATGTAGTAGAAGCATCAGTTTGGTCATTGAATCTTAAAACTAATTTTACATATTCATCGTTAGCAACTTCGGCTGTTGGTGCTGTAAAGTTTGAAGAATATCTATTGATTGATGAAATTCTTATGTCATCTAGGTGACCAATGAAGTCTTCTGTACCATCATGACTTGCACCTATTGTTAAAGGTTTGGTTATTCCATAATTGTTTGTGTCATTGTAATCACTTCCTAGTTTACTTCCGTCTAAAAATAATCTTGTTACACCACTTAATCTTGATATTGCAATGTGATGCCATGTATTCACATTAACAGTACCGCCTGTAATTTGTTGTGTGCCACCTACTAGATAATTTACTGCACCAGATCCATTTATTTCTACTGTTGGTGCTGTGTCTGTGTTTGATCCTGCTCTAAAATCAAATATTGTTCTGTTACCTGATATGTTTGTGCAGTATATCCAACCTTCAACAGCAAAGTCTCCAGTGCCAAATCCAAAATCATCATTAGATGCTATTGACAGATAGTCGTCTGTACCATCTAATAACACTGAACCTTGACCAAACTTTTTAATTGCTGTATCTATTTGTGCATTACCGTTAGCAGTTACAGTCTTTCCTACCCTTGCACCTGCTTCAATCAAGTTTGAAATGTTGCCTGTTAGGTAAACATACGCACCATCTACACTTGCAATAGTTCCTGATGCTCTTAATGTACCACCTTCATAATATGAAAAACTTTGTCCTGCGGCAAAAGTTCCTGAAACTGTTCTTAGTTTTACTTTTGTTTTACCTGCACCATATAATCCTGTTGTGCCATTTTCTGCTAATATACCTTTTTCTGCAAAATATGTAAATGAATTCAACCATTCTATTCTAGTTCCATTCTTAATATGTAAAGCAGTTTGATTAGGAGTAATAAATGTTACTGCATGAAATAAACAACCTGCTTCTCTGCTTGAACTGTTTACTACTGATCCATCTAAAAATGCACCGCGACCTGCATCACCTTGATCAAATCCTCTAGGATCACTTGCAGAAGTAACAGAACCTTTAGTTAAAATTGTTAAGTTTCTAAGATAAGGTGATCTTGAAGTTACAGTCATGTTGTTTGCAAACTTAAATGCGTAACCTGTGTCATTTGATGAATCATAATAGAAATCTGCAATGGTTAAATCTTCTATTGTAGATTCACCATTCAAATAAATTGCATCATTTGTATTTGTTCCTGCTGTTGGAGTAATTTTTACTGAACGTAAACCAGTTCCTTTAACAGCAACACCTGCCGGTATTGTTAATGGAAATACTTCTTGATATGTTCCTGGATATATGTAAACTGTGTCTCCAGCAGTTGCAACTGATAATGCTTTTGCTACTGTCAAATATGGATCTTGTGGGTGTGTTCCTGTTTTAGTATCATTACCATTTACACCAACATAATACAAATTACCAGGTGTGCTTACAAGATCAATACCTGAAAGTGTAATACTGTTTGAATTTAATGTAGTAGTTGTAAGGTTATTGATGTAACCATGTTTCCAACGTTTAGCAGTTGTACCTATATCATAAGTATTTGTTACATCTGGAATCAAGTCACCGGCTATATCCGCATTAATTGTAAGTGTATCAGTGTCTTGATCACCAATGGTTATGTTACCATCTGCACTTATATTACCTGTTGCGTGTAAATTACCAGTAATATTTGTATCACCAAAGAAATTTACTGTTCCTGTACCTTGTGGTCTAAATTCTAAGTTTCCGTTAGTGTTAGTTGCTTGTATAATATTACCATCTAATGTAATATTGTCAACTATAATTTTATTTTGATATACAACTGCGTTAGGTGTGCCAATGTTTAAACTATTAGCAGACGTGCTAATTGTATTAGTTGATCCATTGATAGTTACATTTCCTATTGGTAGGTTAGGAGTTAAAATATCTAAATCTGTAATTCTTGCTGAACCGTTGACGTCTAATGGGTGTTGAGGAGTGGTAGTCTTAATACCTACTCGGCTATTACTTACATCTAGATATAATAGGTCTGTCTCAAAAGCCAGATCTACGCCATTACGCAATAGATTGGACTTTAAGAGTGGACCCGAAATACGACCAACTGCCACCTTATTCTCCTAACACGGGGATCATTATTGTCCCACTAACCTATCTTGACCTACCCAATCGCTGGTTAACCGCGGTTTGTCCTGCAACGGCTTGGTCGGCCATTGTTGCATTACTATTATTTATGTGATTTTGGTAAAGTAGTTAAGTAAGCAGTTCTTTTTAGCCTAGTAAAGTTGCCCACAAAAAGTTGATATCTTCAGCATATTCCTGAGTCACAGAAGCACCACCACCAGCCGCTAAAACCCATTGTGTACCGTTCCAAGTTTCTAAATATCCTTGGTCTTGATTCCAACGTGTAGTTCCTTGCTCAGGTGCACTAGGTCTATTAGCATTAACACCTGCTGGTACAACAAGTCCATATACGTTATCAAACTTAAGATAACTGTAAACATCTGCTAATCCGAATCTAAACGGAGTGTTTAACTTATTAGTTACAGTTTGCCCTTTGAATTCTATGTCTTCAAACGGTATTCCGCCCGAACCATTTGCAAAAAAGTTGATATCTGCGTCTGGTGTAGCAGATGTAATTGTATTTCCGTCAATGCTAAACTTATTATTACTTGTAAATTTGTTTGTTTGTAATATGTGCTGATTTAAAAGTGTATTTTGTTGTCCATCTGTAACAAATCTAAACTGATTATCATTTAAATTAATATAAGTGTCTCTGTCACTATCACGCATTGTAGGAAAATAAACAGTCCCACCATTATTACCTTCAAATTCTCCAAAGGTTGCATTGTATCTAAAATCACCTACTTGGTTCTTTCTTTGGACCGTACTTCCTGTTGGTAATTCTGCTGATCCAGTTGCACTAATTGTAAATTTTGTTGCGTTAAGTCTTATGTCAGCACTGTCAATACTTCCTATTGTATTTCCATCAGCGGTAATATTGTCAAATACGACTTTACCTGCACCTTGTGGACGTAATTCAATGTTTGCATTTGTTGATGTTTGTTCTATTACATTATCATATATTCTATAATCATCGATAAGTGCTTGTGATAGATTACTGTTTAACCAACGTTTGCTTGGACTTCCTAAATTATAAACCATATGCGTATTAGGTTTGATATCTTGTGCAAAAGGTGTATTAAAATCAATAGTATCACTTGGTTGGTCACCAAATTTAATTAAAGATCCTGCTAAAGTTACATTTCCTCCAGTTGTTATGTTTGGAGCAGTAACACTTGTATTAATATTGTGTGTTCCTGTTATACTGTTGAATGTAATATCACCAGTGATACTTGTAATTTTATTAGGACTTACAACTCTTATGTTTCCTGTTTGTACTTTTGAACCATCTAATAAAGTTTCTTGTCCACCTGTAGTAATTTTTAAACTTGTAAGTCCACCTGCAATAGTGCTTGTATCAATACTTGTTGTTCCTTTTTCAAAGTCAATGAAAAAATCATCTCCAACTCTGAAGTTACCACTTTGATCTACTGTTTGATAATAAACATTTCCGCTGTTTGCTTCAACTATTTCATTTGCTTGATTAATTAAAGTTTTATCATTGGTAACTTCTTTGCCTGAACCAACGTAAGCCATGTTGTGTTGTATTAGATACATCAAACAATTGGCACCATCTGCCTCAGCACCTATATTTCCATATACACAGGCACTACCTATTGATCTAATTTCCGCTCCTTTTACTAAAACAGAATCACTTCTCCATCTTCCTGGACCATTGATTGCATATATTCCTCTGTTTGCAAAGTATGTAAAACAGTTTAACCATTCTACTCTAACACCATTCGTCATTGTAAGTCCGTCTACACCTGGTGTAATAAATGTTGCGGCATGGAATAACATACTTGCCTCATTTGTATCATGGTCACAAACTTCACCATCTACATAAACACCTTTACCAGCATCTCCTTGTGCGAACCCTCTTGGGTCACTTGCACTGGTTACACTTCCTTTTGTAATAACAGTTACGTTCATTATGTAAGGCGACCTTGACGTTACCTTTGCACCACTTCTAAATCTAAATGCGTACCCTGTGTTATCCGTGCTGTTATAATAAAAGTCTTTGATTGATAAGTCAGTTACTGTTGTTTCTCCATCTAATAAGAAACAATCTTTGTCATTTGTTGCTGTTGTTGGTTTGATAATACAATTTCTTAGGTCTCTACCTTTGATTGTTACTCCTGCTGGTACTTGCAAAGGAAATGCTTCTTCATATTCTCCAGGTTCAATGTTAATTACTTGTCCAGAGGTAGCAATAGTTAATGCTTTTTGTATTGTTCGTACAGGACCTTGTACCGTATCACCAACGTTTGTATCTAATCCGTTGGTTGCAACATATATATTACCAACTCGTTTTGTTAAATCAATGCCTTGATAAACTAAATTTTCTGTAAACACACTATTGGTTGTTATTTCTTCGGCAAAAAGACTCATGCGTTTACCAGTTACACCTAAATCATATGTGTTTGTTACATCTGGAACTAGATTACCAACTATATCTGCATTAATTGTAAAATTATCTTCATCGCCTGTACCAGCAATGATAACACTACCGTCAAATGTAATGTTACCAGTTGCCTTTGTATTACCTTCGACTCTCACTGTTTTACCTGCTGTTACAATTTCATTGGTTCCAATACCGTTTGGTCTAATGTCAATGTCGCTATTTGTGTTATAAGTTGAAATAGCATTTCCATCTATCTTTATCTGATTTGTTGCCAAGCCACCTACTACAATATCCTGTGCAGAATTTAAAAATATAGATCCTGTTAAACTATCAATGCCAGTTGTACTAACAGTTATGTTTCCTAAGTTTAAAGAATTATTAATATATAGGTCTGGTTGTCCAGCACTTGAATTTCTAAATTTGGCAGTACCATCTATAGTGAAATCTCTAGGCCTTGTTACAGTTTTGATACCAATCTTACCATCAGTATGACCAATGTATAATAGGTTGGTTTCTACTGCTAGATCTGATGTTCTCTGTAAATTGCTTTTTAAAAGCGGTCCTGATATTCTTCCCAAAGCCATAGTTAGTACTCCTTAACTATATTTATCGGAAACTACTTCCAGGGTCTACCTGGTGTAAGTGTATCTGTTGTAATTGCTTTTCTTTTTGCTGTTTCGTTATTACCTGCTTGGTATAACGTAGGCATTAAGGCTTTTTTAAGTGTAGATTTTCTACCTGTTGCCGCACGTTTTTCAGCGGCCAGTTTTAATTTTTGTTCTTGGCGTTGTCTTTTGTATGTTAAGTGTGATATACCGTTGCTAGACATTATTTGTCAAAGTTATGTAGGACCGTTACAGGCTTTCCTAATGGTACTGCTGTTGTAAAACTAATATAATAACCTGCGGCTTTACCTGCCGGGTTTTGTACAAGTGTATAATTTGTTGTTGATAATTGAAAAACGTTTTCAACTAAAACAATTACGTTCTGTGCCGCATTAGGAACAGGAAAAGCACTATCGCCACTTGCTAATGGACCGAATACTGTTTCAGTACCGTCACCATTACCTAAACTTTGTTGTGTTATTGTTGTAGGTTCTTGTAATCTAATTGGCTTCCAAACACCAGACTGATAAAATTCAACATAGTTTTCTTGAGTATTATATCTTATCTGTCCAATTTGAGCAGTGTTTGGTCTTTGTGCGTTATTTCCTCTTGGTATGTTTAAAGAGTTTGTAGACTCCATACGCACACCCTCGTCGGCATCGAAATAAATTCCTTTGCCATGTTGGATACCACGTATATTAGTAGTTTGAGCCTTCAAAAATTTCATCTTATACCTCTAAAAAACTTACAGTTGCTGACAAATTTAATGGAGCCTGTGATACAGCAACAATGGAATCACCTGCACTCAATACCATCTTTTCTGTGTCAAAAGTAAATGTTTCTGCACCAGTAACATTTATTTCTTTACAAACTTGATTCACTGCACCAATACTTTGTCCTTGTGGTACAAAGTGTAAATCAAATTTACTATCATTTGATCCTGTTGGATCTTCTGCCGCAGTGTTACATACCATTAAAGTCAAAATAGCATACTGTTTCCCAGATGGTACAACTACGATATTTGTGTTAGTTGATCCAATTAATGAATTTGCTAGTGCCATTTGTCCTCCTTAAAATAACATTCCATATAGTAGCGATCTATTTCTACTTATTAATTCGTCTCTTTCACTAGTACTATTTACATAATATATACCAGTATTACCATTGCCTTCGGCTTTAGCATATATTTTTACACCATCGCTTGGAGCCGCAGGATCTAGTATTGAGTCATCTAATCCTGGTGTTGAATTAATGTGTAATGTGTCATCAATTCTTATACTTCCAGTTCCTGGAGATTCTAAAACTAAATCACTGTTACTAAGATATGAACTAATCGTGCTACCTTTGATCATTATATCAAATAATTCTGTTCTTTCCTCAAAGAATGTTGCAGTGCGTTGTCCATTAATATCTACAAATGCTTGTGATATAGTACTGTCTTCGCTTATGTCAGTTACTTTGACCTGTGTATCTCCACTTGTAATTTGAGGACTTGAAAATCCTAAAAAGGCATTTTGAATTCTATCTACTACAAACTTCCTGTTTGGAATGTCATCATCAAACTGAACTTGATTTTCGTAGTTGGCTGTTCCAGATACATTAATAACACCTGTACCTTGATTAATTAAATTTAAATTTGATCCACCTGTAGCAATGTGTGTAAGAAAAAATCCTACGTTATCATTATTTTCATCTTTAAATTTAAACGCACCTTGTTTAATTGTTTGTGTTACAGGTTCATTGTAAGTGATAGTTTCATCAAATACAATTTGTGCATCTGGTAAAGTACCTCTGTCTATTCTTATTCCTGAAGTTCCTAAACCTACACCTGCTCCAGTTTCGCCTTTGTTTAAAGTAATGATGTTGTCTTTAATGTCTATGTTTGTAGAACTTACAAAAGTCGTTGCACCTTGTACTGTAAGATCACCTGTGACAATAAATTGTCCAGATGCAACCCCAGTGTCCATAGTGATGGTACCACCTGGTTGAACAGTTAGTTTATAATTTCCGTTTGCAACATTAACAAATTTAGACATTCTAAAAAATCCTAATTATACAATGTAGGGGATTGCTCCCCTACACTATAAACTTTATTACGACGCCTGTGCGTCAACTACTATACTTCCAGAAGTTGCCGCCGCCTTTGTTGCAATACCACCTGAAGTGTATGCAGTGTATGACGATCCGTCAACACCTGACAATTCAAATGTGTTAGTTGCTTTGTTGGCTATTGTAAATGCAGTCTCAACGTTAAGTTCAACCATTCCAACTACTTTGCTAATTGAAATTTTGTCACCGTTACTGAAACCGTGTCCCGCAGATGTAATTACTACTGGATTAGCCGCAGTTGCACCAGTGATTGTTTTTTCAATCGCTGTTGATAAGCCTGAAGCATCACGTGACCATTTATGTCTAGTCGATCCTTCGAGTTGCATTTTTCTGTTATACATTTTTGTAATCTGTTTAGTAACACCGTCACTATCAGTTACATTAATGCAGAATTCACTTGCACCTAAGCCACCTATGGACTTGTTTACAAGTGTACATACTTCTGTTTTACTTCCGTCAGTAACAGTAAATTTGTTTGCTGACCTTTGGTTTACAATGTGTGATTCAGTAGTCACTTCTCCACCTGCCGCGAATTTAACCGCAGTCACTTGGATCTTTCCTGCTCCATCACCAATGTGTTTTTTATTAATTGGTCTTCCCATTTTGTTTCTCCTATTTAGAGTCCGATGCAGGTTCTATCTGCTACGGGGTTTTGTCCCCATAAGTCCACCAAAATTATGTGGCACACCTATGACAAAAGTATTTATCCAATATGTAATAATGGGTTAGGCTTGCGGACACTTACGTTTATAAACTCGCGAATGAAGTTAAAATTACCACTTAATGCTTCAAAGAGGTCGCTGTGTAGGTGTTTACTGCACAATGTATAACTTGTACTACCTATCTCTACAAAGTAGTTTAAAGACACCTTATCTTCGCAATATTCGGGAAAAACACCCGACAGGAATAGAGCAGTATCTCCTAGTTCTTTTCCTTTCAATCGACGATTTTGGATTTGTAATAATTCTTGTGCAAATGTTGTAATGGGTAAAAAATTTGGTTTATCTATTTTGTCAGCAAGAAGCATCACTACATAGGACTCAATTTCTAATGGTAATTGAAAACCCGTAGTCTCGGATGCCTCCTTGACAATGTCGTGAAAGGCCGATGTGTATTCGTCTTTCATACATATATTTATCTGAAAAAAGGGAGTAACTATAACACTACTTGGGAGGCCTTGCTGTGAACTCACCTCCAACTTTCGATAAGCAGATCACATCTGAATTTTGCAAGGTTTAGATATGATACCTACTTCCAACCACCTCTGCCTAAACCTAGCCACTTGGCCGCGTAAAAGACTTTAGTGTGCATTACCCCCCTGCCGAAGGGTTGTTCTGCCACAAGTGCTAAGAGTTTATAACTCTCTTAGTTTGTGTTAAAGTTAATATTAATATAACATTGTTTGAAATAAAAAGCAACCGAAAAAACTAAAAAGGTTTACCAAAATATCTATTTTGAATAGCCATAAAAAAAGGGCGACATAAAGCCGCCCTTTTAATAAGTTTACAATCTCTTACGAGAATGTTACGTTTGCTACACTAACTCTTGCTAGGTAGTCTGCCGCATTACCTAATGAAGAAGCAGTGTTGTTTAACTCAACATATCCGTATCTAGTCATGAAAGACACAACTGGTTCGAAAGATGATGGGTCAAGTACAACGCCACTTGACATTAATGGAATGTAAGGACAATAGAACGCCGCCGCATCTGCTTCAGATGTTCCTTTGTACCCTACTAATACATCAGTTGAATCTGATGCATAAGCGTCAACGTAAACTTTCATTGCACCATTTAAAGTACCTACTAATTTAGTATTAGTTGGTGCTTCGAACGTACCTTCAGTTGTTCTTGCGAACGCTGAAGTTGTTGCAGACTGAAGAACTGTTAACGTATGCGGTGATACCACTGCAAAGTTACCAGCACCACGTCTTGTACGTTGTGCAATTTTGTTTGCCGCTCTGTTTATCATAACAGCCAACGCCGCGTGTTCATCACCCACGAATGTTGCTGTACCTGATACTGCGTTTTGATCGTATTGAACGTCTGATTCAGCCGTACCAGCAAGTGTTCTTAAAGAATTAAGAACTTCTTGGTCGATCTCTGCAGTAATTTCTTGGGCTAATGCCGCCATAATTTCTGCTTCGATATCGATACCTTGCTGTGCTTGAGCATCCTGAGCCGCTTCAAAAGTCCAACGAGCACTCAATTTACGAGTTTTCGCTTCAACTGTTTGTTTCAAGATCTGAATGCTTAAACGCTTACCAGCAGTACCTTCTAGGTTTGCTGTCGCGTCTGCTTTATCAGTAGATCCGCCACCTGAGTAACCTAAACCAATTTGGAAAGGTGATAATGCTTCTTCGCCTGCTGTTACGTCATCAAATGAATCTGCATATCTTACTCTTAATGTGTGGATTTGTCCAACTGGACCAGTCATTGGTTGTACACCTACGATTTCGTTTGCGATAACCGTTGGCATAACACGTCTAATTACTGGAAGGATAACTCTGTTAAGAGTTGCAACGTTACCTGCGCCTGTGGCACCTGCAGTAGCCGCCTCTGCCAAATACTTTCTAGTATTTTCTAGAGTAGCGGACATCACAGACTTTTTATTGCCTGTTAGGCCTTCGAGCAACGCAACTTTTGTATCCTGCCATTTACTTTCTAAAAGTTCTGACATTATTTTCTCCTTAATTTAATCCTGCAAGTCTTCTAATATCTACAACATTATCAACTTTTGCAGAATCACTTGCACTCGAACTATTTTCGTCTATTTTATCGCCTGTAATTTCTTTTGCCTCGGTAAGTGTCGCCTTCTTTGCTACTGACTTGCCATCGATTACAGCAGGAAGATACTTATTGAAGTTGCCTTCTAATTTATCTGTTGCTACTGATTCTAGTAAGTCTTGCATAATCTCTTTCTGTTCTTTGCTCAAAGGAGCAACTAGTTCAGAAATTGTCTCTTTTCTCTTTGCGGTTTCAACAGCATTTTTAATCTCAGCGTCTTTGCTTTCAACTAATTTTGCTTTTTTCTCAGCATTCGCGTTCGCTTCCGCAAGTTGTTTATCCTTCAACTCAACCACTTTAAGTAGTTTTGCAGTTTCACTTTTCTCATTCATGTAAGAGTTGTTATACTCTTCTGCAAATGTCTCGAAAATTTTACGACCAAAGTCGTTTCTACGTGCAACGTCGATGTCTTCTTTCAATTGACTAATTTCATTGTTCAATGTTTTAGCAACTGTTTTTTCAACAACTTTAGCACCCTTTTCGATGAAGGACTGTTTTACTTTACTTAAATGTTCTTTGGCTTCACGAATTAATCTAACCTTCGTCTCTGCCAAATCTTTTTTATCTTCGTGGAACTCAGCAATTTCTTTTGCAAGAGCATCGACTACAAATTCCTCAAGTTTGCCAAATTTATTTGCCATAACTTTTTGGTCTTGATGTAGTTCAGAAACTTCTTTGCCTAACTGTTCCATTACAAAGCCTTTAAGTAGATCTGCGTTGTCACGCATTGCTACATGGTACTTTGCTCTGGCTTCAGCAAGTTTTTTTCTATCTTCTGCAAACTCTGAAATTTCTTCGTTTAGTTTTTCATCTAACATTTTTTCCACGGCTTCCACCATATTGGCTTTATCGTGTTCATACTTAGATGCAAATTCTTCACGCAATTCCGCTGTTATTTGCATTTGATTTTCTTTAACTTTGGCATTCCAAGCCTCTTCGATGTCATTCTTGATCTCTTCTGAAATTGCATTCGTTTCAAAAAGTGATTTTAAAGCGTCTAACATCTGGTTCTCCTTATTTCAAACCTTTAATTACTGTCATTAAAGATTCTTTGATGTACTTTTGTGCCTTTTGATCGCCTTGGACCTGTTTAGCCAAATTTAAAGCCTGATACCCACCACGGGCATTTAGTAAATGCTCATATATTGGTGTCGGATAGGCACCAGGAGCACTTGGTTGTGCTACTACATCCACAGTAATGATTTCAAAATCTGAAACCGTATTGCTTCCGTCTTCGCTAACATTCCCTGAACCTCTTGATGAGACCCCTAATTTAACTCCGCTTTCAAGCATTGTTTTAACTAGGACTCCCATCGGTGTAGGTAATATCTTCATCTTTCCGTAGCCATTTGGTCCATCTGTCCACATTTCTGTGATCATATGGCTTACTCTGTCTAGGTTAATATTAAGTCCTTCTGGATGATCAACTTCGCCAAGAACACTGTATCCTCCGCTTATTTGATCGTTGAGAGTGTTGACAGCCCTACTAATCTCGCTTACAGGATACACTCTTTGGTTTGCGTTTCTAACGCCACCTTGAATACAAATACCTTTTAGGTAAAGGTCTTTGCCTCCCTTATCGTTCTCAGTAGTTTCAACGACCATCTTCGCTTGGTCGAATGTCAAGTTCTCACGTAAGTTTAACATCACTATCCGTTCTTAATATTATGAACCAATAATACTTTTCTTATCAGTTCCTGTTTCGCCACTGCCCTTTTTCTCAGCGCCGTGACCTTTGGAGTCTGCCTTCATAGACTTACTTGCTTTACCACCTGGAACATTCACGTTACCCATGTTGTCCTCTTTTGGTGCCATTGCAGATCCGCCTTTTTCTTCTGCAGAACCTTTTGCTATGTTAGAAGCACTTCCACCCATATCGTTTTTACCCGCTACTGGTGATTTTGCTTTGTTGTCTTCGCCTTTTGGCTCAGCAACTTTTTCTACATACTCACGCATTTGTTCTGTATTAGATTTTGCAGTTTCGTCAACTTCTTTTTCTGTTGATTCAACTGGCATTTCTTCAACTCCAAGTTCGGAAGTTGGAGCAAGTGCTTCATCTTCCTTTTCTTCGTCACCCATGTCGTCCATTGGTGCTTCAGAATCTTCATCGTCGTCGTCCTTTTCTTCCTTATCGCCCATCATTTTTTCAAATTCAGACTTAAGGTCGTCAAGTGCGTCTTCTAAATCTACGACTCTATCTTCAATATCTTCGTCGTCTTCACCTTTGTCTTCGTCACCTTTATCGCCGTCCATTGCGTCTTCAACATCATCAATCATGTCATCTGCTGGATCGCCGCCCATTTCTGGTGCTGGTGCTTCAGGTGTGATTTCTTCAATACCTTCTTCAGTTTTTTCATCTTCATCAGTTGCTTCAGTAGTTTCTTCATCTTTATCTTCTTTAGATGCTTCGTCTACTTTGTCTTCTGATTCATCTTTAGACGCTTCGTCAACTTCTTTGTCATCTTCTTTTGATGCTTCGTCAACTTCTTCGTCTTTTTTGTCTTCAGCAACGTCTAATTCTTTGACGTCATCTGATAATAAATTTTCATAAATTGTTCTTGATTTTTCTACTACAATCTCGTGAAATAATTCTTCAGCACCTTTACGGTCTTCAGCAACTAGTTTCTCAAGCATTTCTTCGAATTTGTTACGATCTGCCATTTTGATACCTCCTATAAGTGTGTTTTTGGTAAGGCTGTCAGTAATATTTACATATAATACCTAAAATGTGCTGAAAATAGGCTCAAAATGCGTTATTTTGAAACCTTAATGTGATTCTGTGAACTGCTTACAGAAGTCTGTAACAGTCATATGGGTAAAGTTGCTAAACTTCTTGAGACTTTTTGGACAAAAATCATCACCCTCTTTTACTACCCGTATATATCTCTTTGTGTGATTTCTCTGGGCAATTATGCCAGTTTGACGTTCCCAGTTACCATAATAAGTAGCCTGTTCGTTTTCTCCCTTGTAATTTAAAGTGCCTGCGTACAGGTTATTGACCCTGTCTTCATTGCCGCCTGTACCAGTTGTTCCTTTGAAATCAAAGCCTAGTATATAATAAGTGTCATGCTGATGGTATGTAGCAAGATCTAATGCAGTTGGTCCGCTACTCCAACCCTTGCTTGGATTGAAAAAATTAAGTCCTTTAATGTCCTTAAATGTTTTGTTAGGATTTGTCCATACAGGAATACGCATTTGATAGTTGGATTGTGCAATTTCCATTACCATCTTGGCATCTACAGCCACTACATAATCACAATCAAAAGTTCTATAGATTGCATTGCATCCATAAATTTTTCCGTATTGTCTTAATGGTTCTAATGGAATATCTTTACGACTTGTTCCGTTTCCTAGCACGAATGCTACTGACATTTACTACACCTCGGCTGTATTAGCGGCGATTCCGTACATTTGTCTTACGAAATCTAAATCTTTCTCCTGCTCTTCTTTATGTAGTTCTGATGCTAGTCTCGCCTTGTTGATTTGGCGTAGTGATAGGCGTGTCTTTCTTGTGTCACTTTTCTTCATGATACTATCGTCCATAGAAGCATCATAGGACTTATCTTCTATAGGTTCCAGTGATTCTTTATCAAAATAAAATAACTCTCTCAGTATCATATAATTATTTAGCCTTATTGCTGTGGAGTGCCGCCACCACCGCCTAGTGGTTGACCTGTTGCCGTATCTGGTGGAGTTGCTTCTCCGCCTGCTACTGGATCTGGCTCTGCTTCTGGATCTACTTCTTCAGTGCCACCTAAGTCAGAAGTGATACCTGCTCCACTTACGCCTACGCCACGCATTTCACCTGCGGCGTCTGTTGGAGGAGCCTTAAGATTTTCATCGTTCTCTTCTCTCCAAAAGCGTTCGTTCTCTGCTAGTTCTTCTGCTGACATACCCAAGAAACGTTTCATTGCATATCTATTTGAAATGAAAGGAATCGCTTGTATCTGTGTAAATGTTCCAATACGTTGATTGTCTAATTCACTTTGTCTGTAACTTGCAAAGTTTTGTGGAGTCTGTAATTGTAAATCAAACATTGCAAAGTCAACGTTTGCACCTTTTTCCATCAAATAACGTTTAAATTCTTGATCAAACTCTTCTGTTACAAGGTTTTGTAAACGTTCGCAATATTTGTTAAATCTTAATTCTTGTATGTAGGCTGTTCCTACTCTACCATCATTAAACTGACTTTGTCCTTCATCCTGTGCCGCACTTGGCAAGTATGAACTTGGAATACGTAAACCTCTAATTAACTTGTTGGTAAAGTATTTAAGATCATCAATCTCACCTAGGTTAGTACCACCTGGTAGTGTTTCTACTTTAGATCCTCTACCTTCTGCTGTTTGTGGGAAGAAATAATCTTCGTTTGTTGACAACGGATTGTATGCACTATCAATTACGTTTGTAGATCCACCCGATGCACTTGGAATACGTCTTTGGTGTATTTCTGTTTTTACACGTTCAACGAACTGCATAGCAAGGTGACTTGGCATATTACCAACGTCAATATAAAACACTCTACGTTCTGGTGCTCTTTGTGTTCTGTAAATAATAATTGCATCTTCTAATAATTCTTTTTGTTTATAAACTTTGAAAATACTTTCAAGTAATGAATTACCAAATGGGTAATTGTTGTCTAATCCTTCACTTAAACTTAAATGTACAATGTGATCTGCATCAATGGCAACTTCTCTTTGTTCAGTTCCAAATCTACTTCCTGCTTGTGATTGTGCATTACCAACCATACCTCTAACACCGCCTGTTAAGTAGCCATCGCCGCCTCCAGTTACGTTACCGTTTGTTGTGTAAGGTGTTGTTGCAACCTGTTCCCTAAAATTTAAATTTACATCTCTTATAATGTATTGTTCAGGTTTTTTGCCTTCTGATTCATTTACAATAATACGTGTCACTTTTGCAGGATCAACATGAAACCACTTTTTAGTCTCTGGATCTCTAATAAAGAAAGCATCACCAAACTTGAATACGTTCCTTAATATACGGAACATCTTTGTTCCGAAATCGTTTAATTTACACCATTGCTGTAAGTATTTTTGTAAGACAGTTACTTCTGAATTTGTTGCTTGTTGTTTAAAGTTAATCTTAAATGTTGTATTGTTTTGGTCATTTTGTTGGGAACAAAATTCTGCAAGTATATCCAATGCGGCATTTACTTCACTGTCATTGTCCATAACATTATATTGTCCGTATCTTTCAACACGGTTAGGACTTCCAACATATACATCAGGAAGATAAGATGAATAATTTGACCTTGCAGGTCCTGGTCCTTGCCCACGCCCATTTATAGGACTGTAATTATTACCAGTTCCTGTGCCCTGTTCAACTGGTGTAAAATATCTTTTCCAACTCATTTTATTCCTTATGCACTCGAATACATATCCGAAGTATTACTCTTTGTAGTTCTTAACAATGCTCGTAGCAATTCATTTTGTTCTTGTAGAAGTGCAAGTTGCATATTACCGCCATCACTAGTATTTACCGCCTTATCTGAATCTGCCATTGCTTTCTTGGCCTGGTCTTTAGTCTTCTGATCATTTTCTTGTGAGGCTTTGAGTGCCGCATCATAAGCCTCTGGATTGGTTTTTTCCAATGCTTGTAATTGACCGGCCGACATATTCTCAACGTCTGCTTTGGCTAACTTAATTTTTGGTGCCGCAGGTTCGTATGCTTCTGCTACTTTTTTATCTTGTTCGTCGTCATCTCCACCAAACCAATTTAATGGATTAAGTTTGCTTCCAAAACCTTTTATTGATTCCCATAAACTTCCAAACCAATCTCCTAACCAACTGAACATCTTTTTAATTGGTTCCCAAACATATTTGTTACCTAGTTCTAATATTTTGTCTGCACCAAAAATTAATGCCAATCCTGCACCAATGGCTAAGAACGGTCCAGTTATAACTCCTGTTACCATTAGTAATAATCCTGCTAAAATACCTGTTGCTATCTTGGTTCCTAATCCATCAAACATACCAAAGAAGAAATCGCCTACATAAGTTTTTATATTTTTTACAATCTTATCAAACGTGCCTGCGGGATCTGCCATAAAGTCGTTTACGAATTTTGTAAAACTATCTATAACTTCTTCTACATAAGGACTTAATTTTTCCATCATTTTACTAACATCTTCAGTCTTAGGCATTAATTCGCCAAGTGCATCAGTAACCATTTTAAATATATCACTTTCTAAAAATGATGAAAACAATTTACCTCTAATAGTTGCAAGGTTTTGTTCTACCTGTGCTAGGGACTGTGTAACTTTATCTCTTTCTGCATTTTCTTTTGCTATTTTTTCTGCGTCTTTTTTAGTCAATGCTAATAGGTCTGTGTTTGAACTTAAAATTTTGTATAATGCAGGTTGAGTTTGTTCCAATGCTTGTAACTGTGAGGCACTCATATTCTTTGTATTCTTTTCGATAAGTGGAGCAAGTTCCATTAACCTGTTGTTTAGTTCTGCAGGATCAAGTTCACCTGATGCCATTTCCTGTGCAAGTTTAACAAACTCGTCACCGCCCATAGCCATTAGCATCATACCTTCTTCAGTTTGTGCGGCACCGTCTGCCAAGTCTTTAAATGCATCTGATAAGCCGGGTACTTTGTTGTCCAAGAATGCTAGACTGTTTGTTAAGTTTTCTCTTGCTTTACCTTCTAACTTATTGATCATATTTCTCATTCTGGCATCGCCCTGCTGTGCCACCCTAGCCGCTTCTGCCTCTTTACGAGTCATACCTGTTACTTTTGCTAACTTATCAAGTTCTGTTAAGTAGACACCTGCACCTTGTGTAAGTTGTGCATCACTCATTCCACGTAATCTACCACTTCTTGCCATCTCTTCGGTGTATGCAATTAAGCCTTCATTAACACCTTCCATGGTGTAACCCATGCCTAGGAAATCCTGTTCACTTGTTCTTAAATTTTTACTGATTCTTCCAAAACGTTTGGCACCTTCTGTGACACTGCCACCTAACCTTGATAATTCGTTTGAATTACTTGCTACCATATCTGCAAACATACCCAATGGCATTTCTGCCTTAGCCGCCGCTCTAGCAATGTTGAATATATTGTTTCCAAAACCAGCACCTGATTCTGATAAGTTTCTAAAATTATCTACAAGTCCTTCTGCTAATCCAACCAAATGTCCTAGCGGACCTCCAACTAGTGGTATAGCACTTGCTAGATCACTCATTCTGTTACCAGTGAACAGTAATGTTGTTCCAAAATCTAGTGCTGACCCTACAAGATCACCTGCAAATCCTAGTGCCGCCTTGGTTGCTTTTCTTAATCCGCTACCAAAATCATCAACAAATGTTGTGGTTTCTGCAATGCTTTTACTGAAATCACCTGTTTCTTTGTTGGCTTTTTTCATTGCAGGGGCAATTCCGCCGCCTCCGCCGCCGCCTCCGCCGCCGCCTCCACCGGATCCTGTGCCACCACGACCACGTAATGCCTTCAAGATTTCCTGTAAAGTGCTGTCTTCTGCCGCGTTTTTGGCTATAACGTTGCCGACTCCTGGAATGTTTACTTCAACTGCCATTAATTAAATACCCATATAATTAGACTCTATAAATACAAATGCTAATACACTTATTTAGCAGGAGAAAAAGATGGATAATAAAAATGTACCACAGGCAGGAATACCTATTCAACCTTTGGGACAAAATCCGTTACAGAAACACTTTAGACAGCCTAAGATCTATCTGAAGTTGCCTAGTCAAGGACGTTGGTATCCCAATGGTGCTATTGATATGCCTGAGAACGGAGAAATACCAATCTACTCTATGACGGCAAAGGATGAACTTACGTTCAAGACACCTGATGCACTTTTAAATGGTCAATCAGTTGTTGACGTGATACAAAGTTGTGCACCAAATATTAAAAATGCTTGGGCAGTACCGTCAGTAGATTTAGATTGTTTACTTGTCGCAATTAGAATGGCTACCTTTGGTGAAAAACTAGAAGTAACAGTAACAATACCTAATACCAAGATTGAAAAATCTTATGAAATAGATTGCAAGGTGTTAATTGACACTTATCTTGCGGCAGTGTTTGAAGACATAATTCACATTGATGGATTTACAGTAACATTGAAACCTCTTAATTATAAGACTTTTACAGAAATGGCAATTAAAACATTTGAAGAACAAAGACTTTTACAGACTGTGAATAACGATGACTTTGACGCAGAGAAAAAGTTAGATATGTTTAACAAGAGTTTTAAAACATTGACTGACATCAACGTAAACATAATGAAAGATGCTATTGTATCAATACAATGGAAGAATGAACCTGCGGTTAAAAACCCTATTCATATTGCAGAATTTATTGATAGTGCAGATGCTAAAGTTTACAATGGTATTAAAAAACACATAGACGAAAACAAGAAAAAATTTCAAACACAGCCAATGACTGTGCAGGCAACAGACGAAGAAATTGAAGCAGGGGCTCCTAAAACTTTTGAAGTACCTATTTCTTTTGATCAGTCAAATTTTTTCGTGTAAGGATCTTAACGTGGCCAGTCAAGAAAATTCTTGATGAGGTAAGGTCCATGGAAGGCCAGTGTAAACAACTCAAACATACTATCGGTAAAATTTGTTGGTATATGAGAGGCAGTGTTACCATGGCTGAAGCATACGAAATGGGTCCTGAAGATCGTGAAATATTTTCTAAGATTATAAACGAAAATTTAGAAACAACTAAAAAAACACAGTTACCGTTCTTTTAATGCAAGACTTAATTATAATTATTATTTTGATTTTATTAATTTAAGCAGTAGCGCCTTGAGCCTGTGCGGCTTTGCTTACTACTTTCTTAGCCACTGCGGCTTGAGGTGTACCTGCTTTTACTCCAGGAGCACTCAGTTGATCTTTAACTAAATCGCCAACTCCTGCTTTTTCAATTTCACGTGCCAACTCTGCTAATTTAGGATTACCAAGTTTTGCGGCTGTTGCCTTGTCGGCAATTTTACCTGTCTTGTTGTTGATCCATTGTGCACCTTTCCATTCAAAGTCACCTGACACAACACCTGCGTTTGTACCAGTTTGTTTTTGCATATCAAATGGACCATCGTTCTTAGGATCTTTTGCGGAACCTGCCGGAGCACCTTTTTGAGCAGTGCCTCCACCTTGTGCTGGTGCATCACCTGTGCCACCTGCTCCACCTTGTGCTGGTGCATCACCTGTGCCACCTGCTCCACCTGTACCACCTGCTGGAGTATCACCTGTTGCGGGTTTGTCGCCTGTTGCTGGAGTACCTGCTGGTGCTTCTGGTTTTTTAGCATCTGCTGATTTTTCAATAGAAACATTTGCTTCTGTACCAACTGATTTGATATTATCATCTGACATACCAAATGAAGACAGTATGTTATAAATTGCACCACTGTCAGTTGGTTTACCCATTTTTTCCCATTCCGAATTTAATTTTTTAAATGTAATTTTTTGTCCTAGTTGCTTCGCAGTATCTTTTACTGCTCCGCCTACTGCACTGGCACCTTTTTTAATTGCTCCGCCTACTGCTCCTAAGGCACCTTTAATTCCTCTTCCCGCTTTAGCACCTAGTGTATTAGGATTGTTTAATGGCAATTCACCTTGTGCATCTGCTGTTGCTGTTGCCGCCGGTGCTTCATTTAAATATTGTTCATACAAGTATTCATATGCATCTGCGTATGATACAGATTCAGTGCCTCTCTGTGCTACTCTTTCATCTGCTGGATTGTCTTCTCCACCTTTTAATTCAAGTTCATATTGTTTTTCAACTTTATCTAATTCTTTTTTATCAACTGCATCTGCCTGAATTGCTTCTTTGGATTTTGCATCAACTGTTTGTGCCGCACCCTGTATAGCCGCCGCCCCTGCCTTACCTGCACTTTCAATAGCATCATAAGTTGCATCCATGCTGTCGCCTGCGGCGATAAGTGCATCTATCTGCTCGCCTGTAAGCACACCTTGTGGTATTTCTTTAAGTGCTTGAAACACTTCCATTGCTTTTAAACTTTCAGGATTATTTGTTAACCCTGCCATAAAGTTATGGAATTCCATAGTTGCTTTAATGTCTTGTGGTGAAAATGAAGGTGCATTATCCATTGCCGCCTTAAGTGCATCAAACGTTCCTCTTTGATCTGCTGTGATCATTACATCGTAATTGAAGTTAAATGCGTTATAATTTCCTTCTAGTTGATATCTAGCCGCTCCGTCTAATGCTGTATCAATACTGTCTAGACCAAATTTAGACGCAATTTCTGCCTTGGCATCTGCAAAGTTGGCGTCTTGGTAAGCCTTTTCCATTGCTTCCCATTCTGCTTCTTGCACTGTCATTACGTTATCTAATACTTCTTTTGAAAGGTATTGGAAGGCCGCACCAGCAAGAGCACCATATGCCGCTGTTTTAAGTGACTTACCAACTGCTGTTGAAAGTTTTTCACCTTGTAATAAATCTTTTGTTGAACGTAAAATTAAACCAGCGGCCGCACCACCCATTGGTCCTCCAGCAAACGCCGCCACAGTTGTTAAGATACCAACTGCTAAACTTGCCTTACCTGGATTTTCTTTTGCCCAATCACTTACTTTTTTTATTCCTGCGGAAATTTTTGAATCGCTGTCGCCTATTTTCTTTTTAAGTTCTTCAAACTTTTGGTCCATGTTTTTAATAGGACCTGCTTTTTGAGCCATTCTTCCAAGTTCGTTAATTTTTGCATCTACTTTTTTAGCAATGTCTACAGGAAGTTTTGCAACGGCTCCTGCCGCACTTCCTACTTTACCTAAGGCAGTTTTGTTTTGTCCACCTGCAATACTTTGTGCTTCTGCACCTTTGAATATTGATTGTATCTCGTCAGCAGTTAGATTTGCTTCTGAAACCTTTTTGAATTCTTCTAGTAATGGCCAAAGTTCCTTTTCCCATCTATTAAGATATACTCTTTGTGTTTCTGTAAGATCTTGATAACCTTCAGTTAAGATTTGTGCAGTTCTATTTGATTTTGGAAATTGGTGTACTTCAGTTATTTTCATTATATCAATCCTGCTAATTGTTTTTTCTCACCAGCACTCATTTGATCTAACTGTTTTTGTATGCTTGGTGGAATGCTTTTTGCACTACCTACTGTTGATCCGTTTTTAGTTGGCGGAGCCTTGCCAGCGGGTGTTTGTGCTGAACCTGTGCCTTGTGCCGCAGGTTGTTGTGCGGGAGCACCACCGCCTACGTTACCAGCCGCTTGACCTTGTGCTTGTCCTTTAGCAGGAGCACCTTTTTGACCTGCTGGTTGATTTGGTACACCGCCCTTGCCTCTGTATGAATCTTGTACTGCTTTCATAATTGCTTGGTCTACTTGTTTTTTAGTAAGAACACCCTGTTGCGGTACGTTTTGTGTAGGCATCTTTTTAGTAGTCAAAAAGTCACGCAAACTAGCAGAATCTACTGCGTTACCGTATTTTTCGCCTACTTGTCCAAGATATGCTCTGAAATCTGTGAATAGTGCGTTGGCTTTATCCGCCGCATCTACCTTACCGGCCATGCCGGCCGCGGTGTTTTTAGCACCAACTTTAGCCAAAACCTTCGCACCTATCTTACGTGCAACGTTCCCCAACCCACTTGCAGGCTTCTCTTTTAAGGGTGTCTTTGTAGATTCGTAAATTATTTCGTGTACTTTCATGCTAAAGTCCTAATTTTTTAACTAATACTATTTAGTTCAGTTAGGTCATATTAAATAATAAACTATGGAACAACCAAATACGAAGTTTGTAGTTCTTAAGAAGAGCGATTGCACAATGTTGAATAGTTTTGACGAAGCGTCGCAGTACTTAGGTATAATGAAGGATCAGTACCCGGAAGAAGAATACGAAATTCTGGAAGTTCATCCGCCACGTCCTAGAGGAATGGGTCGTGATCCTGATTTGCATTAAACTATAAACAAAGTTATAAGTTGATCTAAAGATCAACTGTGTTTTCGCTATCGCTCTAACACTATATCTGTGAAACAATAAGTTGCGTAAGCAACTGCTATCATGTAGATAGTTGAGCCATACTTCGCCCGTTGCCGGGCAAAGTAAGAAAGCCATCATGTGAGATAAGCGTCCCATCTTAACAAAAAGGATTACATAATAATATGTACGGAAGCGGTAACCCGTCAACTCCCTACCTTAGCCTTCGCATAAGTTACGGAACATTAATATATCCTTGTTAAGCAAAATATATTAACGGTGTGGTTGCTTTTTCTCAGAGCCACGATCTTTTAATACCTAAGTTAGTATCAACCTTGCAACGCAC